GGCGTTTGCGTTGATGATCGCGGCGCTCTACAAGGCCGAGAAGACCGACAACGAGCAGCACGCCTACGCATGGTTCAACAGCGAGCTTGCCAAGCGCTTCAAGGGAGAGCCGGACAACCCGATCGGATCGCCGAAGAAGATGGCTGTGCTGATGTACGAGATCATGAAGTTGCCGGTCAGGGTGCGCAATAAGGCCACCGACAAGATGCGCAACGTCGGGGTTTTTGAGGGCAACCCGAAGACCGATGCGCTTGCTATTTCCTACGGTGTACTGGACTCGACGGCTGAGCAAAAAATTGTTCTCGAAGCACTCAAGCTGATGCAGATGGTGCGGACACGTCGCTCGCTCTACTACAGCAAATGGGTCCACTACCCGCACTGGAAGGACGGGCTTGTGAGGCCGCAGCACAACCAATGTGCGACCAACACACGACGTGCGTCAGAGTCCAAGCCAAATAAGCAAGCTCTCAGCAAGCACGCCAAGGTCGAGGGCTATGCACCGCGCGTACGCGAAATGATCGTCCCGCACAAACGTGGCGCGGTGGTGGTATCGCTTGACTTTGACTCGCAGGAGCTTCGAGTCATCACAGACTACAGCCGCGATCCCAACATGACGGCCTGCTATGTGGGCGACAGTCCGAAGGACATGCACGCTCTGACGGGTCTTGGGATCTTCAACTACAAGGCGAAGAAACGGGGCGTCGAACCGATCGACTACGACACATTCATCGCGATCAAGGAACGTGCTGACAAAGCCGACCCGTTGTATCAGTACGTCAAAGACGACCGGGCAAAAGGGAAGACAACTAACTTCGCGACGGAATATGGTGCAATGGCCCCAAAAGTAGCGCAAACTCTGCTCGTGAGCGAAGAGGACGCGCAGGCGTTTATTGATGCTCGCGAGAGCGCCTTCGCAGTTGCGAAGGCATGGAAAGAGCGTGTGGTGCAGGAGGCTAAAGACGTCGGTTTCGTTCGATCAATGATGGGTGGTGTACGGCATCTGCGTCCGATGCTCATGAGCGGTGACGCTTGGATCTCGAGCAAGGCAGAGCGGCAGGCGGTGAACTTCAAGGTGCAGAGCAGCTCGGCTGAGATGACGAAGTGTGCCGAGGGCAAAACGTTTAAAGACGGCCTGCTCTTCGACTTCGACGCAGCTTGCTACGGGCCTGTGCATGACGAACTCGTTTTTTCAGTTCTCATTGAGGATCTCTACGAGTTCTTGCCGCGAGTGCATGCTTGCATGACCGCTCCGTTTGCGGGTATGTGGGTGCCAGTGGAGTCGTCGATCTCATTCGGCCCGTCGTTCGGACAACAGATCGAAATTGGCCTCAAGCCCACACGTCAAGCAATTGACCAAGGGCTCGCAGAGATGCGAGAAAAGTATGGGAAAGAAAACGGGACCGCGGCCACCACTTGAAAAGGGCCAGCGGTGGGATCGGCTTGTCTACACGGGGGAACCGCTGCGGGTACAAGGCATTGCTTATCAGGTGCCTGTCAAGTGCGACTGCGGCGAGACGCGTTGGATGTTTCTCGCCAACCTGAAGAGAGGGATCAGCCGGTCCTGCGGCTGTTTACGAAAAGAGATGACCATCGAGAGGAACACAACGCACGGGCTGAGCAACTCCAGGGTCGACAGTATTTGGTCTTCAATGTGGACGCGATGCACAAACCCAAAAGCAAATAGCTACAAAGACTACGGCGCCAAAGGCATCGTGCCTTGTGAGAAATGGCGCACTCTTGAAGGTTTTATCGAAGACATGGGGATGCCACCTGACGGGCTAACACTGGAGCGCAAAGACGGAAATCTCGGCTATAACAAAGACAATTGCGAGTGGGCTGACTACACCACGCAGGCACGCAATCGGTCTAACGCGCTCTGGTTTGATTGGGAAGGAAAATCTGTGCACCTGAAAGATCTGTGCGTTCAGTATTCGCTGGACTATCACGCTGTGTATTGGCGTCTCTTTGTCGGCAAGTGGTCGCTTGAAGACGCACTGCTAACTCCTTCGCAAAAATTCCAATGACCCACTACGCCACCCTCGACGTCGACATCAATGCTGACGACACCACGATCAAGCTAGCCTTCAGAAAGCTCGCGCAGAAGTGGCACCCCGACAGGAACAAGGCGCCCGATGCCGAAGCTCGCTTCAAGGCCATCAACGACGCGGCTGAGATCCTGCTGCACCCTGAGCGCCGGCGACAGTACAACGAGACAGGCGAGAGCAACCTGCCCAAGCCGCGCGAGATCGAGGTGCGCAACAGGGCGATGGCCTGCATTCAGAAAGCGCTCAGCGGTGGCGACGACATCCGCGTAGGTGCGCTGTCAGTCGCGCAGCAAGAGCTGAACCAGCTGACGGTCAAGAAGCAGCAGTGCCGTGCTGGCGTCGATATGCTGCGAAAGAAACGAGAGAGGGTCAAAGCCAAAGACGAGAATGGCTTGAACCTCTTTCACATGGTGATCGATCAGGCGATCACCAATCAAGAGCAAATGCTCGAGCAACTTCATGCCGAAGATGATCTTTGGACAGAGGTGCTCGCGCTGTTGCAGGACTACGAGAGCGTTGCGTCGATGATGACGTCGCTGCCGCGGTTCCATTTCGGTACTTCAACTGCAACTTCAGGATACTGACATGAGCAAACATGAGACCCCCATCTTCATCACCATCACCGGCGCTAAGGGCGCAGGCAAGACGAGCGTCGCCAACATCGTCGGAGCGCGCTTGCGTGATCTCGGCATGATGGTCAAGGTTGCCGACGACAACGGCGCGACGATCCTCGACGAAGCAGTTCTCGACGGCAACATCGTCCTGGAGCCGAACTCGCCGATCTTCATCACCACGAGCGATCGCGCCATCACCGAGACGCCATGGGCTGCTCCGGTCGGCGTGTATATCAGCTGCGTGGTCGGAGCAGCCGTCTTGGATTGGTGTTTAGCTTCTTGGTTCTGACGCTTTGGCCCTATGTGGCTTGAAAGTTCAGGCACGACAACGCAAAGGATTTCTGATGGATCACACAATTAACGTCCTCGATCACGGCCTTGTGCGGCTGGTCAGCTATACGCAGCCAGCCGTACAAGAAGTCGAAGTGCAGCATCTCGAGCAGCGCCTTGCTGACGGCACCGTCGTCAAGCCTGCAGGCACGTCGATGATGGCTGCCGACTACTCCGACTGGACCGGCGACTTGGAGATCGTGCGCAACGCCCGCGTCTCCTACGACGCAGCCTGGCGCGCTGGAGAGGACGACGACAAGGACGCCAAGCTCGTCAACTATCTGCTGAAGAACAGGCACACGTCGCCCTTCGAGGCGATGAGCTTCACTTTCGAGGTGAAGGCGCCGATCTTCGTGCTGCGGCAGTGGCACCGGCACCGCACTTGGAGCTACAACGAGGTGTCGGCGCGCTACGCCGAGCTGCCCGAAGAGTTCTATGTGCCGGAGCTAGACCAGATCACGACGCAGTCGACGAGCAACAAGCAAATGCGAACGACGGAGCAACATCCGTATGCGGCAGGCTGGCAAGAGAATTTCCGCACAGCTTGCGAAGACGCCTTTCGTTGCTACAAGCAAGCCCTTGCTGATGGCGTACCAAGAGAGCTCGCTCGATCGGTGCTGCCGGTGGCGACGTACAGCCACATGTTCGCGTCGGTCGACTTGCACAACCTGTTCCACTTCTGCGCGCTGCGCATGCACTCCCATGCCCAGTACGAGATCCGCGTCTACGCCGAGGCGATGCTCAAGCTGATCGAGCCGATCTGCCCGGTGGCGGTGAAGGCTTTCAGGGCGCATGTGCTGAAGGTGGATGCGCCCGCACCTGTCGACACCACGCCTCGCATCGTGGTCGGCGTCGGCGGCAACACGCGCAGGCACTTCTGATGGAAGACACGATGGCTGCGCTCATCTTGTGGCTGATCATCGTCTGCGGTGGCGGCTTCATGGTGCTGTTCACGCTCTTCATGCTGCTGGCCGTGACGCTCTATGCGATTGCAGCCTGCAAGTGGCCGGAAGCAGCAGACAGTATGACGCCCCTGCACATCATCAATCGGCTGCTCGATGAATCAAAAATACCCCACGCTGTGGGCTCGGATCCTAGCGAACACTGAGCTCGATCCTGACGGCTGCTGGATCTGGAAAGGCCAGCGGTCGTCAACAGGCGGCCGCTACCCGCAGATCAGCATGCGTGTGGAGGGCAAGCACAAGACGCTGCGCGCGCACAGGTTGGTCGCCGAGATCATCCTGCGCCGACCGTTACACCCTGTCGACGAGACCATCGAACACACTTGCTACAAGACAGGTTGTATCTCGCCTAACTGCACGGGTATGATGACAAACTCGGCGAATGCGTCAGCAGCTCGACACAAGGGCGAGTACCTCCCCGGTACGCTGACGATGCTGAACAACGAGGGGCGCTACTGGCACCCCGAAGAACCGATCCCTTTTTAGGAGAAACCAATGAAACTGATTATCGCTACCGTCCTGGCCTTTATCACTGTCAGCGCCAACGCGCAGGCTGTCGATCCTCACGTCACGCAGGCCAACATCAAGTCGACGATCTGCACGCGCGGCTACACGAAAACCGTGCGGCCTTCAGTGCAATACACCAACAAGATCAAGCGTCAACTGATGACTGCGCAGCACCTGCCGATGACCACCATCGGGCAGTACGAACTCGACCACATCATCCCGCTTGAAGTCGGCGGCTGTGGCTCATGCCTGAACAACCTGCGTCTGCAGATCAAAGCCGGCGCAAATGGCGCACTGATCAAAGACGCCAAGGAGAACAATATCCACGCCTCCGTGTGCTCTGGCGCCACGACGCTGAAGGCGGGGCAGCAATACTTCGTGATCCACTGGGGCAAGTGATGGGTGAGTTCACCGACCACCTCGCTAAGAAGGCGAAGGGCAGCCAAGGCAAGGTCTCGGAGACGCGGGTGCAGGAGTACCTGCAGGCCAAGGGCAACGCCGACAAGACGTTCGACTGGCACCGCGCCTATGACGCACGCAGCGCCGGCGGCAAGGCGCAGCGCATCTGCGGTGACTTCAGCTGGTACAGGCCTAGCTCACACGGTGTGATCGAAGTAAAGGAGACGCAGTTCGACAATCGTTTACCTTATTCCAACTACGAGTTGCATCAAGTGGCCAAGGTCGTTGTGCGCAAGCTCGCGGGCGGCCGCTCGATCGTGCTGGTGTACTCGAAGAGCACCGAGATCTGGCGCTGGTTTCCGATCGAGTTCTTCCAGCACCGCGACACCAGCAAGGGTGTCGGCAGCTGGTACTTTCCCGAAGGGCAGCACACCTATCCCGACTGCGACACCATCCTCGATCACTTCTTCAGAGGCTCGATCCCTATCCCGAAAGGATCTCGTCATGCGTGATCTCGTGATCGTCAATGACCTACACGTAGGTGTCCTACGCACTGGAGGTACAACCCCTGCCAGTGCACTTCGCCTCCGACAAGACTTGCTGTTTGGTGCGCAACAACTTTTCGAGCTGGCTGACGGCTGTGATCTTTTGGTCAACGGTGATCTGTTCGATACATTCACCGTGCCCCTTACGGATATGTTCTCTATGCTGCAAATTGCGAGCGCATGGCTGCACAAGAACTCAAGTTCAATGCTATTCACAAATTTGGGCAACCACGACCTGGCGAAGAACAGAGAGATCTTCAGCAGCTTCGACTTTTTCACCCGCGCTCTTGCTCTTGAGTTTCCTGCTCGTGCTGTTGCGATCAGAGGGCTGGCACAGCTACCTGGCCGCAGCTTTTGGGTGCTGAGTCACGTCACCAACCAAGATGAATTCGAACTTGAACTGAGTCGCGTGCCACCTTGCGAATACCTTGCAGTCCACGCCAACTATGACAATGGTTTCGCTGCGAAGAGCGACCACAGCTTGAATCTCTCGCGGGATCAAGCAGCAGCTCTGATGGGTCGGGGCATAGGCAACCTGATCTTCGGCCACGAGCATCAGCACAAACGTGTTCGCTTTGTCCAAGGCGACGTTCTAGTTGTCGGCAACCAGATGCCATCGAGCGTTGCCGACTGCCTTGGCAATGACCAGAAGTTTGCAGCGAAGATTGTTGACGGCCAACTTCATCTGATCGAGACCTGGCACGCCGAAGGCAACTTCACGCAGATGGACTGGCGCACCCTTGCCGATGACGGCGCGCAGTTCATTCGGGTCATTGGCGACGCGCAGTCCGACGAAGCATCCGCTGTCGTGCAGGCCATCGCCAAGTTTCGTCAGCAGAGCAAGGCGCTGGTCATCACCAACGCCGTGCAGATCGCAGGCTCGTCGACAGCGGAGATGACGGTGTCGCTGGAGCAGGTGCAGAACTTCAACGTGATGGAGGAACTCATGAAATTCATGGAGACCGACGAGCAGCGCGCGATGATCGCGAAGCTGATGGAGAGCAGCGATGTCTGACGAAGAAGCGCTGAAGACTCTGGCCGGCAGCGAGTGGTTTGCTTGCGCTCAGGCAGACGGGCAACGACGGCCTGACTGGCATGCAGGTTTCGGCAAGTCGCTCAAGGTCCGGCTTGATGGGCGCTTCTCTCTCGAAGAACTGCAGGCCTTGATCCACTTCCACCCGAGCACCCATGTTTAAGTCTCTGACACTCAGCAACTTTCGCAAGCATGCGAATCTGCACATCGACTTCAGCCAAGGCTTGATCGCGATCCGCGGCGCCAACGAGGCAGGCAAGACGACGATTCAGGAAGCGATCTGCTACGCGCTCTTCGGTGTGAAGGGCCTGCGCCAGTCGCTGGTCGACGTCGTGACTTACGGCATGCCGGAGTCGGCGCTGAAGGTGTCGCTCATGCTGAGCGACGGCACAGCAATCACGCGCAGCAAGAGCGGCGCAGAGATCACGAACACCGGCGTGCTGTGCACTGGCCAGAAGGAGTGCACGCGGTGGGTGGAGAAGCGCCTCGGCTGCGACGCTGACGTTGCGAGCCAACTCATGCTCGCAAGCCAGGCAAGGCTGCAGGGTGCGCTGGCCGGCAACGAGGCGGTGTCCCTGATCGAGACGCTTGCGGACTTCGATCTCATCGACCGCGTCGTTGGCCTGATCCAGAACAAGCTGCTGACCGGCAACACCACGACGGCTGAGGATGTGCTGGCGTCGCGCGAGGCGCAGCTGGCCGAGCTGCCGACAGCGCCGATCGACACGGCCGGCGCCGAGCTCGCAGTGTTCGCGCTGAACGAGCAGATGGGCACGCAATACTTCACGCAGAAGGAGCTATCAAACCAGCTGCAGGCCCTCGACATCGCCGCCGCCCGCCGCTTCATGGTGGACCTGGCCGCGGCCAAGCGCGATCTGCACGGTCTCGACCGGCAAGTCCTCGATCTTGGCGACGTGGTCGAGCGTCCGATCCCTGACCCCGCCGCGCCGCTCGAGCAGATCGACGTGTGGCGACGCGAGCTGATGGGGTTGAAGGATGCGGCGGCGCGGCGGGAGGCCTTCTCAAAGCTGCAGGCACTGGCGCTGGCCGAGCCTGATGTCACATGGGACGGATCGGCGCAGAGCTTTCGCGACGAGATCGCCGCCGTAGCACTCGGTATGGAAAGCAAAGCGGCTGACCGTGCAATCGCACAGCGCCAGATGGACGCAGCAGCCGCACGCAAGATCACCGAGACCGCGTGCGCCTTCTGCGGTAAGGATCTCACTGATGTGCCTGAAGTAATTCGGCGCAATGTCGAGGCTGACGCTGCATACGCATTGGCAAAAAAGCACTACGATGGATTCTCGACTGCTTATCTGGATAAGCAGGCCGAGTGGCGTGACCTGCATAGCGTGGACCAAAAGGCACACGAATACGAGTCTGCTCTCAATCGCTACGCAGCATTCATCATCAAGATCGACGACCGCTACCCCTTCCGGTGGCAGTGGCTCGGCGAGCCACCGGCCACCAGCGAGGCGGTCCCCGACTACAACGCCATGATCAGGGCAGCCGAGACCGCGCACGCGGCCTACAACCAGGCGCTGGGCGCGCGCAACGCGGCGCTGCAGCAGCTGAGCGCCCTGAAGGAGCACTACGACGCCCTGACGGCGACGCTGGCCTCCGCGCTGGCCGATGAGCCTGCCAAGGCCGAGGCGATCCGCGCCGGCGAGCAGCTCGAGCGCGAGATCTCCGACCTTGGCCGCAGGGTCGAGAGCACCAAGCTCGAGCTCCAGGACGCGCGCTTCCGGCTGGAACGGCTACAGACGCAGGAAGCAGCGAGAGTGACCGCTTACACCACGGTCAAGGACCAGGTCGGGCACGCCCTGAAACAGCTGCGCGATCTGCGCTGGAACAACGCCCTGCTCAAGCGGGTGCGCGCCGCCCGGCCTGCGATCGCGGACAAGCTCTGGACGATCGTCCTGGCCTCCGTGGGGAACCAGTTCTCACAGATCCGCGGCGTGCAGTCTGTCATCACCCGCGCCGACAATGGCTTCAAATGCGATGGCCAGGAAGTACAGGGACTGTCAGGCTCCACGCTCGACGCTCTCGGCCTGGCAATTCGTATCGCCTTGACCAAGACATTTCTGCCAAACTCTCGGTTCATGATGCTAGACGAGCCCGGCGCCGCTTGCGATGATGAGCGCGAGGGCAACATGCTGGGACTGATCGCAGCCAGTGACTTTGATCAAGTGCTTCTCGTCACGCACTCTTCGATCGCCGACTCCTTTGCTTCACAGGTGGTGTCACTATGAACTTTCTCCTCGAATGGAAAGTCATCCTCGCAGCGCAGCTGTACTGGCCTGCGTTCTTCATCACTGAGCTTGTGCAGAAGGACATCGTCGGTGCGGTCGCCATCGGTCTTGCTACAGTGTTCCTCGCGTGGGCTGCCATCTGGCTCGTCGAGTTCGGACCTGTAGGTCGCAACCGATGGGTCCAGCAGCACCTGCACGTGCATCCGCACATCGAGCTATGACGCTGGTCGAGACGAGCACGGGACGCCTCGTCGTCCTGCTCAGCCTGCCGGGCGAGGATCCGGTGCGCTTTCGCTACGTGGATGACTTGACAACGCGCACGATGTCGCTCATCCAGTTCACCAGCAACGGCTGGTTCGTGGCGGCCGCATGAGCGAGCTTCAGGAGATCGTCAATCGCCTTGCGGTGTTGCCGCTTGTGCGCTACTGCCAAATCACCGGCGAGAACGCCAACGCGATTCACCAGCGCCGCCACCGCGGCGTGTGGGTCGTTGGCCGCGAGCTCCTCAAGCCCGAGGGCGGCGACTACTGGGTCGATCTAGTGGCCGTGCAGGACTGGGTCAAGGAACGCACTGGTCAAACGGTCGCGGCCCTCGTCGAGGGCCGCGTGAAGGAAGAGACGAAGCTCTAGTTGCCGTTGAACGAGTTCATGGTGTGGCCGTTGCCGAGCATGTGCGCTTGGCAGTCGAGCAATGGGTGGATGCAGCCGTCGAGGAACCTCTTCTGAATGTCCAGCGGGATCGCGCCGAAGTAGTCGGCGTGCATCGAGACACCCGGCTTGACGATCCGACCATCGGACAAAACGATGTCACCGGGCTCTTTCAAGCTCGCATCCTGTGGCTTGTCGCTCGACAGCACCCACCGACCCGGGTCGTCGTTCGGTCCAATGGTCGTGATGACCAGCACTGCCACTTGCGGCAGCAAGATTGGATGATCCGGCATACAGCCGTTCGGCAGGATGTTCGCGGGCCACGGGCTCGGCGGGTAGGCCATGTGCGAGCCGTCAGGCTTGTACAGGTTCACACCATCCCAGCAGTTCGCTGCGACGGCCGTCATCCACACCTCATGCCCCACGCCGCATTGAGCAAGAGTCGGGATGCGGTGAACGCCACCCGTGAAGGGCTCCGAGCTGTCGCTGGCAACAGCGATGCCATCGCACGAAAAGCCCGCGACACCCCATCGCGTGTAGCTGGTCGCGCTCGGGCCGCCAATCACCATCTTCAAGCCGATCGGCACAGCCTGCACGGACGGGCCATCGGTCCAAGCCCCTTTCTTGTAGTAGACGATCACATCTCGCCCCGGACGTACTGTGTTGTCTTTGGTGTCGACCATCACAGGCGTCCACACTGCGCTGCAACTCACCGAGCCGCCGCGAAATGTCGATTCACAGTCAGCAAGCAGGGACGCGCTTGTGCTGTCCTTGTTGACGTTGACATTGCCGAAGAACTGGTGAAGGTGCGCAGTGTTGTCCTCGCCGGGGTGGACGATCGGATCGAACCAACCTAGCTTCGCGCGATACGCGACGTTGCGGAACGCGCCCGTGCCGTCGATGCTCGGACCGGGCCAATTGCAACCCGGCACCTTGTCGGCGGCGGTCTTGCAGTCGAAGTCGACGGGCGGCGTGACGAGGATCTCGCGTGAGCCCGGCGTTACGGAAAGGTCAAAGCTCTTCTCGGCGATACCTGGCCAACCCGCATGCATGGTAGGTGGCGGCGGTGCAGGTGGGCATGCAGTCGCGGGCATCGTCGCCGGCGCCCAGTCCGTCACCTTCCAGTAGACCGGCGGCGTCGCAGGCACGTAGTCGCGAGTCTGCTGCCACGTCGCGCCGGGAGCAGAGCCAGCAGGGCACGACATCGACCTGAACTCGTCCTGCGGCTTGGGTGGCACGACCGGAGGCGGGCAATCACCCAGCGCTGGACTGACCGGCAGCCAGACGCCAGGCGCCCAGTAGACCGGCGCGGGTGCGCTGGCATAGGTGCGAGTCTGCTTGAACGTCGAGTCCGGCGTAGCACCAGGCGATGGGCACAGCCTCTGTCGGGTGTCATCTGCAGGCTTGGGCGGGATCGGCTTTTTCAGCGAAATCTTCGTGCTGGTCTGGCAGTAGAACGTCGCCTCCAGACCGAACGACTTGGCTTTGGCAAGGCAGTCGGGGTAGCTCGGTGTGCTGCTCAGCTTTCTCAACCCTTGGTACAGGTCGAAGGTACCGGGCGTCTCTGTGACGACCATCTGTGCGGTTGCAGCCAGCGGAATGAGGAATGCTGCGATCGCAGCGAGGAGGTGTTTCATCATGGCGGTGCTACTTCGTGAGAAGAGGATTGAGGGTCAGGGCTTTCACCAGCGAGCTGTGGAGCTTGGCGCAGGCGACCAAAGAATCTCGCGAGTCCAGATAGGCCTGTGCCAGATCCTCGTTGGTCTGGAGCACTGGCGGCACTGGGCGCTGGCACGGCGCTGTCAGCGACGGCGGGATCCTCACCGGGAGCGGAGGCGGCGAGTTGGTCGCGCACCCCAGCAGGAATGGGAGTGGCAGCCCACACAGGATCAGCTTTGAGCGCATCTGCGACCTTCCGGTTGCGGTAGACGATCTTCGCGGGCTGGACATCGGCCCAAGCCTGCCAATCGATCGCAGCATTCTCGGCCTTCTGATTGGCCGTGTCGATCAGCTTCACGGCTGCTACCTTGTCGGCTGCGATGACGCCAAGGTAGTGATCGCGAGTGAGCCACCAAGAGCTCGAGGCCGCGGCCGCTGCAATAGCGGCCGCGAGGATCAGCTGCAGCGTGCCGAACACTTACAGCTTCGTCTTGGTCTCGTCGACCGCGGCGCGCGCGCGAGCTTCAGCCGACTGGACGAAGGACGACGTCTTGTCGACGGCCGTGTTGCCGTAGACGTCAGCACGCGCAACTTCGTCGGGCCGGATCTTGACCAGCTGCTTGCGGGCAAACCAGCCGACGAGCAAAGCGACGATGACGATGACGAGAAGAACGAGCGGATTGATCAGCATGTAAGCTCCAGATAAAAGATTGACAGAGAATCCGATCTTACATCGGGCCGCTGAGAGCCTTGTCGACTGCGTCGGCCTTGGCCGTCTCGATCTTTGCCTCGAGCTTGGGCTGCGGCCAGCCGTGTGCAGCGATGTAGGTGACGCCAAAGGCAATGAACGGGCCAAACTTGCCCAAGCCGAACGGCACTGCTGCGAAGAACGCAGCGTGATCGGTTTCGGTCATCATCGTCTGCCAGTAGACGACGATGCCACCCCACGCCGCCAGCACCCACACCGTGGAGTACTGGTACCAGGCCACCAGATTCAGTTTGGTCTTGCCCCACCAGCTCAGAATTTCCGTTCCCATATTCGACTCCTCAGTCGGTTGCAAAAGAGAAACAATGATCGAACAGCTGGTGACGCTTGGCTGTTGCGTCGGCACTGTCGTACGGGTTGATCTTATGCGACACCGCGTCGATACCGCCAGTCGCAATCAGTGTGTTCAGGCCCTTGGCATACCAGAACCAAGTCGAGATCCGAACAGCATCCGCCGGCACGGTGCGGGGCAGATTCGGGTTGTAGGTGTAGGCGGTGCCGAGATAGATGTCAGCGGCCTGGAAGTTGGCCTTGCCGGTGCACTGCAGCAAGCCGGAGCCTCGGAAGTCCCACCCGTCATTCGATGGTAGTGGCGCGTTGCCGAGATCCGCGCGGCCGCCGTAGACGAAGTTGGCCAGCTTCTGTGGCTTGCGCTCGTACTGTTGCGCGAGCGCAAGGGTCGGGAAGCGCCTGGGCCACACAGCCATCAGACGTGCGGCCGAGTAGCTCATGTTCTCTTCCATCTTCGTGAAGAACATCGACTCGTGCAGCGCCTCAGCGATGAAGCCCGACACCTGCAGGCGCGAGGTGATGCCACCATACTGGCAAGCCGCAGCCAGCGGCGCTGCGTAGACCGTGGCGATGTCGGGACGGACGCCGCACTGCGACAAGAACAGGGTCGTCGGGATCACGGAGCATCTTTCTGCACGTCTTCAACAACCTGAAATGTCTTCGATCGCCAGGGCACGAGGTAGTTGTGATACTTCGTCCGAACGTCGGATAGGCCTTCGAAGTGATAGTGCGCAAGCGGGACGGTTGCCGGCACCTTGTTCGCTTCACTCACCTCCGTCCAGCAACCCGCGTCCAGCTGAATCGCCGAGTTGCCAGGCAGGTTGACTGGCAGCGCATGAGGATCATCGTCATTGATCATGCGCGTGCTGAAGGTATAGATGTGCACAGTGCTGTCGCTGTTGCACCGCTCGATCTTCATCGGCGCGCTGTGACCGGCGCGAACAGCTGACTCCATCATGTCGAATGGCAGGTTTGGGTAGCTCAGCCAAGGGATGTCATTCGCTTCTGCCTCGCGCGCGGAGCTGTAGAAATGCCAGCCCGCAAAGCCAATCACGAACAGGCCAACGAGGTTGGCCCACAGCAATGTGTTGCGAAGCGAAGTACTGAACATTTCAATGCCCTGGAGGAGGTCCGCCGTGCGTCACGAAATACCACAGCGTGTAGAGCGCAGTAATCGGAACGGCGAGTACGCCAAAGAATTTGATAAGGGTTACGAGAAGTTTGCCGCCGCTGATGATCGTCAGAATCTGCGACGTCATCTCGTTGTTTTTCTTCTGATCAGTTTCGATAGTGGTGACTTGACCCTTCAAGCCACCAACAATGCGGTGCAAGTCTTCAACGTGGCCCTTCAGGGCAAAGAGCCGAGTGTCCGTCAAGTTCCCGATGGCCCGGCGCTCTTGCCGTGCGTTGTCGGCGAGCCGATCGGCTTGATGCCGTCCGGTCTCAGCGTCAGCTTGCCAAGGTCCACTCTCGTCGAAGCCTTCGATGTGAATCGGATCCGTCATCCAGCAACCTCATGCAATCGTGATCGTCCAGGTACCCGCGGCATGAGTTTGCGGACTGCTAGCCGCAGCTACTGATCGAGCACCGCCGCTCAGCAGGTTCCAGAATAGCAGATTACCTCCTGTGAGTGAATCGAAAACTCCCTCGGAATTCGGCGAAAGCCACGACTCAGTAGGCGTCGGAAATGCCACCACGAGGTTGTTGGAGATAACGCCGCCGGTACCTCCACTGCCTACAGCCGCTGTCGTCGTGCCGGCTGTAAGGGTATTGCTGAAGCCAAGCAGACTGAACGGAATCGACTGACGCGAGTAGCTCGGGCCATTGACTTCGACACCACCTCCTGCATTCGTTGGCGCAGTCGTGAAGAGCGCGAAGTAGGCATTGGCGGGGAAGGTGAATGCCTGGTTGCGAAACCACAGGTCAACGAACTTGTTGACGAGGTAGTCGCTGGATCCCTTGGATGCGTCGCCGATGCCGACAGTGCAGACGATCGCACCTGCTGCCAGAGATACGGGCACACCAGAGCCAATCACGATTGCCGTGATCGGATGGAACGACAGCACATTGCCGGCGCTGACGGCGTCGCAGATGATGATGAAGTTCGCCGTGCCCCACGCCGCTCCTGATGTCCCGAAGGAGATCGGGTTGCTGTTGCTGGTCTGATGCGTGGTGCCGTTGCTCGCAAGCGTGGAGCCGCTACCTTGCGTGCCGGAGAAGTTGGTGAGGCTGCGCATGTAGGGCTGACGTGCGTAGCCTGAGCCTGCGAGCTCGGTGAGCGAGCCGTCAGTTGCCGCTGAAGCCAGGCCGATGTAGAAGCTGCCGGGCAGCGATGCGAGGCCCTGACCGCGCACCCAGTCAGCGATCAGGTTCTCAGCGACGTCTGTGAAATTGCTCATCTGGTTCTCCGATTACATTGCGCAGCCACCCGCACCGCTGTCACCACCGCCACCGCTACTGTCATAGGCTCCGAAGGCGTAGTTGATGTCAGCGATCAACGTCGTGTTGCTTTGGTTGATGGTCGATCCTACGCGGCGGATGAGCACGGTGTAAACCGCTTCGACAATCGAAGGTGCTCTCTCAGTCGGCACGCTATCAAACGAATAAGCAGGAATGACCATGTTCAATGGCGGGTGCAGTTGGCTGATGCCGAAACGCCAGGCATAGTCAGTTGCGCCAAGATTAAGCCAAGTGCCCAAAGGGCTACCGCTGAAGTTCGCAGGCTGCCCGAGAGGCGCAAGCACAGTGACGTACACCTCGAAGCTGCTTGCTGTTGCGGGCTCCGGTGTGTCGTACAGCCACTCGCCGTCGTAGGCAGATGACGCGACCAGCGTGCCAGTGTCGAACTGCGGGCCTGTGTTCGAATACGCATAGCTCGCGACACCAGCGCGCGACAGGCGGAATTCAATCGCGCCGCCGAGCGTAGTTTGGCTAGGAGGATCGCCCTGAGTACCCACAACTTGGATATGCGACTGCAATGTGACAGGAGGCAAGCCGTCGCCGAAGTCTGCGCTGCTCGCAGTGTCGATCGTCGTCGTCGGCACAGGATCCTGGATCACGCCGCCGGTTGGCAGATAGGCATTGTCGGCAGTGTGCACGAGGTTGTTCTCGGCGACGCCGCTCATCTCGATGATCGGATTGCCCTCTGCGCTGCGGCCGCGACCTTGAATGTTTGTCAGACGCACGATCACCTGGTGCTGGCCTTCTGGCCCGAAGACGTACTTCGTGCGCTCCACGTCGGAATCGAACGTGGTCGGCGTGAAGCCTGGATCGAGGCCAAGCACCACATCGAACTTGGTCAAGCCGGGCGTCACCGGGATCGCGATCGAGAGCTGACCGTTAGGCTTCTCGAGCGTGATGAAGTGATCTTTGCCCGCCACCCAAGGCGGCGGCTCCGAGAGCGTGGCAGTCAGCGTGGAGCTCGCCCACACCACCACGTCGCCCGGCGAGCCCCAACCGGGCAGCGCCGGCGAGAAGATGACGGCGCTGCCGTAGGCCGCAAGCAGGCCTTTCATCTCGGTCTGCCACTTCGGGAACTTGCGCCGGTAGAGTGACTGCGCAGCGAGGTACGTCGCTTCGCGCAGCGCTTGCATCGAGCCTGAGATGCCGGTTACACGCAGCGTGATCGGATTGACCGGCGTCACCACACCTGGCAGCTTTGCCAGGATCGGCACCCAGTCCCACGAGCGATAGTCGAAGTACTCGTAGCTGATGGCGTCGGGACTCTCCGGCGTCGTCAGCGCATAGCCGATCGAAGTCGAGCCGGCGATGATGTCGCGCGTCGAATACGCAGCAGACGGAAGTGCTTGGTACTGGTCGCGCGTGATGGTGAAGAGTCCCATGCGCTGGAAGACGATGGCACGGCCGGCCTGCGCCATCGTGCGGTTCGCATCTTTGCTGGTCACGCGCGAGTCGAAGAGGACGTCAAGGTGGTCCTGCCGTGCCTTGTAGACCTGGTCCAGGTCATAGAACGTCTGCAGATCGATCTCGCTGTCGAGCAAGCGGTCGCCGTAGACAGTGTTCTTCAGCTTGTCGACGATCGCCCAGCAGATACTGCGTGACTCTGCGTTAGCCAGATCCCACCCGGTCGTTGGATTCCACGTCTTGAGCTTGCGGCGCGCGATGACCGCGAGCTTCTTCTGTGTCAGGCCATTCAGCTGCTCGTTCGCCTTCATCGCGATCTCGAGGTACGTCGCCGTTGCGCACAGAGGCGCAGGCGTCGTCAAGCGCCCGCGCAAGCCGCTCAGCGTGATCGCGTTGATGACTAGGTTGCTGGTGTTGGCCGGCGTGAAGCGCGTGAAGCGCGCCGAGACCCGTCCAGGCGAGGGCAGATCCGCGGCGTAGCTGCGGCGCTGCGGTGTACGCGAGGCTGCTTTGATATTGCAGCGCGTGAGATTGATCCACGTGCCGATCGGCTGACCAAAATCGTTGATGTACTGAATGTCGACGTCGACCTGGACGAGAAACGTAGTAAAGGCTCCAGTCGCTCCGTCCGCAATACCGAGACCTTGGTCAGCGACGAGATCCCAACCGATCCGGTCGATCATCGTGCGCGGCTTGTTGACGACAAAGCCACCCACTGCGACCGTCGCGTCGAGCGCATTGCCAGCAACCTCGACTGCGGTAACGATGTTCGCTTTGACCTGTGTCGGCAGAGTGCCAGGCTGCAGCAGTCGGTAGTAGACGCTGTGGAAATTCGAGATCGGCGTGTCGTCGATCATCAGCGACTCAAGCGCGTACTCTCCCTGCCCGATGCACAGCAAGACGTAGTAGTACTGATCGTTGTTCTTGTACTGCACGTATGGTTGACACGCGAAGTCCGGCAACGTGCGCATACGTCCGTAGACAACAGGGATCGGCTGGCTCAAGCGCGCTTGGTTGCCCGACAACGACGTGTTGTAAACGCTGCCTGGAGATATAGCCGAGTTCCCAAGCCCTCCTGCTGGGTTGATCGGAATCAGGGCGTTGATCAGCAGCTGAGCCGCAAGGTTCAAGACGATCGAGACTGCTGCAGTGCCCGCTGCACCACCGATACCAATCGCGGTAGCGATGCCGGCGCTGAAGTAGGTGATCGCAATGATCGCGATGATCGTCAGGATGCTGCGCGATGCGTTGCCTCCTTGCGGAATGATGTGCCACTCGACCACATCGCCTAGGAAGATCTCGCGATGCCAATGCGGCTGCATCAGCGCGGTGCCATTGACGATCACGATGGCTCGTCCGCACTCCTTCGGGATCGTGTCGCGGATCCGAACGCCAAGCTGAGGCTCGTAGCTATAGGCCGGCTCGTCGACGCCACACAGCGGCACGTCGAAGACACGAACCTTCGGAAGAACGGCGAGAGCGGTGTTCATGCCTTCCTCCAGATCGTGATGTCGCGAAAGCACATGAACCACATCTCGCTAAAGGGCGTGAGTGTGACGCCTACATCCTCGAGTGCGTGCAGAACATGCAGCCCATTGTTGACTTTCAAGGCCAAGCCGACGTGCCTGCCGTGGGGGCCGTACATAAGCAGGATGTCCCGGTCATGCGGACGCGAATCAGCGCAAGCGCGCCAGCCTGTTTCTCGCTCGACGGCACGAATCGCGGCGTCACGTGATGTTCTGGTCTCGGTCTCGCCGACGTTGATGTAAGGCATCGGGATGTCGTAGATGTTATTGAACACCCACCGGACCAAGCCCCAGCAATTGAACGCGTCGGGGCCTTCGCCGTTGGCTATGTAGGGCTTGCCGATGAGGTCTACGGCCCAGTGCTGGTCAGGGTAGTGCAGGTCCATAGCGCTCATCAAATGACCAGACCCGGATGTTCGTCAACCGTGTACTCTTTGCGTGGGAAGGTGTTATTCGACGGGTCGTAGAACGAAGCCTGCGCGTTGACCGTCACGTCACCCACTATGATCGAGCGCAGGACCATTGTGATCGCCGGCAAGCGCGCGGGATTGTCGAGATCGTTGCTGGCATAGATGCGCTCTGTGACCTTGACTGGGTAGGGACTGAGGAGCGCGGCATCCAGTTGTTCTGCGATGTGGCCGCTGACGCCGTCGACCTGGATCGAGATCGACGGGACGCTGCTGGTGTCACCCTCTTCAGGCCCACTGACCAGGACTGGCACCGCCGTGAAAGTCACGTACGTATTCGCATCAACTAGCGAAGCTGGCTCGAGCCGGGCCACGATGTCTACGAAGTCGTTGACCACGCGTATAGCAGTGACCACACCGTTCTCTTTGAAGTCGGGATGGCGGAACTCGTAGGTGGCCAGCATCACACGCGTGATCGGCGCCGACGACATCGCTTCAGCGTAGGCATCGCTGACCTTGCTGCCGTTGACAGGGGGCAGGTACGTGGTCATCAGACACACCTCCAACGCAGGCGATTGTCGACTGCCATTCCGAACGACTGCATGAGATAGCCGAAGGGCGCGGCCGTGGAGATGTACTCGATGCTGTAGCGATCGCGTTGCCGGCGAAAGTAGATGCCAGTGTCCGCACCTTGGTAAGTAACGACAACGTCAGACGAGCTCGACATCGGATCTCGCGGGTCGTCCTGAACGACCAGGATCCTAGTCGCGCCGGCGAAGACCGTAGTGACGAAAGAGTTGATGGTCGCATCCCACCAACGCAACTTGCAGGTACCAAGTGCGATGTAGGCGATGTTGGGCTGGTTGCTCCTGTCCATCGCAACCGTTGCCTGCGTCACGTTCAGCATCGCAAGTGTCAGGCCGGTACCCGATACCTGCGGCGTGACGTAGATGTTGGCTGCGTCGAACGTGCAGAGCCAGTCCTGAAAGTCGATCCCCGAGGTGCCGATGCCGGCGCTCGAGCCGCCGCGCACGAGGCTGGCAACACCATGCTCGACAAAGCGCTTCGACAGGAACACACCGCTCGAAGCAGTGCGTTCCGGCGCCATCGTGGGAAAGATCACGCGCGGTCCCAGCTATTGAAAAGTGTCAGCGCGAGTGTCTGCGACGCCAGCTTGGGCACACCGCCGCTGTCGAATGAGAACTGCCAGAAGGCCTGTGCATTCATAGTCGCCGCAGTGAAAGTGAAAGTCGATGCACCGATCGGGAAAGTTCCAGTGAAGCTCCGCGTCTTCGAGCCTGGCGTGTAGGCGTTGGCCACGACACTCGACCCAGTTGTCGAGCCTCCAGGCGAAGCCGCTCTCGTGCCGATGGAGCCTGCATAGCCCGTCATGCTGAGGCCACCACCTACATAGATACCGCTGATGCAGTTCATCCAGCTGCCGACGTTCGCCGGTCGGGCGACCCAACCGTAGGTGATGCCATTGATCACCACGGAGCCGCTTGCATCGGCTGCAGGCGGAAGGATTCGCTGGATGTAAGTGATGTCCAGCACTTCAGTGCCGCCCACAGTGATCGTGGTCGGGGCGCCAACGCCGTCGAGAATCAAAGCACGAGCATAGAGACTCGTGCTGTACTTGACACCGACTTCAGTGATGTTGCCCGCAGCTACGCCTGCGGCGAATCGGTAGATGCTCGATCGCTGTCCGTATTCAGGCGACAGGTTGTAGCTAAGGACTGACGACAGGAACGAGCCGGCCGAAGAGATCTGCGCGACGAGCGCTGTGTCGGTATTCGCCGGCGCCGTCGAGCCAGTACCGACACAACATTGATTGATGTCGTAGCCGTTGCCGATGAGATCAAGACCGGTATTGGTGATGAGGTTTGGCGAGCCGCCGTGCTCTTCTGCCATGCCGCGCAGGCGCATCGTCCCGGGAATGACGCCGCCCTTTCCATCTGACTCGTGCGTGTGCACGAGGAAGAAGCTTTTCATGCCGAAGCTCGGCATGTGAATGTGCGCCAGAGGGCGCTGTGAGGGCAGATAGATCATGCGATAACTCCTGAAACAACACCTGCAGATAGTGAGTACTGCTCAAACGGAATCGAGTAGCTCACCTGGCCATTGGCGATCAAACCCGACACAACTCCGGCGCTCAAGCTGTACTGCTCGAAAGGCCAGTTTGTGTAGGTTCGCAAAACATTGGTAATTGTGCCGCTGGTGACGCCGGCACTCAAAGCATATTGCTCAAGCGGCCAGTTGGTATAGGAGCGCAAGAGGGTAGTGAGCACGCCGCTGGTGACACCTGCTGTCATCGCGTACTGTTCAACCGGCGGCCACTGGAATGAGCCTTTCGGTGCGCCCACCGTCATGCCGTAGCTGTCGATGACGAGGGCGGGGTAGATGACAGACGCCAACCACACCTCGCCAGCGAGGAACGGTGGCAGCGCAGCGCCGCGCAATTCGGTGCCGACCGTCACGCGCCAATACTCGTGCCCGATCAGCTCCCAGTGCGGAGGCAGCAGGAAACGAACTACGCCGGTCGTGGCGACAGTGACGCGCGGCCAGTTGGCCTGGAACCAGCGGCCGCCCTCAAGCAGCGTGGTGGTCCACCACAGGTTGAACAGGACGGCCTGTGGCGCTGTGAATTCCCACTGCAGATTCTCGTAGCCGAGAAAATCCGACTGCATCTGCGCAGCCTGCGGCATGCCTTCGGCAATGCTCGACAGCTTGCGGCGCTCGGCCGGCGACATGCCGACGACCGAAGGCGACGGCAATGACGGAGGGAAGACAACAGCGCCCATCTATCCTGCGTAGCCTGCCTGGCCGCCTCCGGTGTTGATCGCAGTTGGTTGAGGCGCAGCATCTACAGGGCGCCCTAGAGGAACGATAAGAACCGCTTTGCTAAGCAGCAACTGAACAGAGTTTTGGTTGGTATTGTTATCGGTCGTAGATTGCGCGACGACAACCGACCTCGCCAAAAGATTGAGGATGGTGCTAGTTGACTGCGCAGCTTTTTGGTTCGTGTTGTTGTCAGTGGTCGACAAGGCCACGATGACCGGGAAAGGCATGCCATTGACAAGTACGCTTCGCGACTGCGCCGCTTTTTGATTGGTGTTGTTGGCCGTCGTAGTCGGCGCTGCAGCGTAAGTCGACATGGCTTATTCGTACAGCATCGCCAAGCCATAGCTGGCAAGGACGTGGTTGTTCAAGCCTGTGTTCCCCATCGCGAGATAGGTGTGAGCTGTCGCGCCAACCATGTTGACTGAAAAAGTCGTGCCCCGCGGAATGTCATTGATGTTCACTCCCGCAGCGTAAAGGAACGGGAGTACATCCGGCACATTGACATAAGCCCCGTAAATTTGGTAATTGCCGGCAGCATCTGCACTACTGAGCGGCTCTCCGACGGCGGTACAAAACTTAGTCGTACCTGTCGTGACTGACGCTGTTGCGATCAAACGACCAGAAATCATGGTCGGACTAGAAGCTAATCCAAAGGCAGACAGAAAGCCGTAACCCGTTGTCGTTGTAGCTCCGGTGCCATCCACTGTCTTTCCAAGAATGACAAAGCCTCCAGGATTGCTGTTGGCGCCTGGCATCGAGGCTTTCCAGCACATCGAAAAATGCCCGGCTGTGCGGCTGAAATAACTTGGAAAATTCACCAGTGTGCTAGACGGAAGACTTCCGCAAGTGATAATTGTCCGAGCTGAGATAGCGCTGCCACCTGTGATCGTGCCGCTGCCGTTGCTGCCAGTGCCTACAGTCATCCACATCGACGGATAGCCTGCACCGTTTGGCCCCGTCCCGTACTCCATCTTGAAGTAGATAGTCGAGTCAGCGAAGCGCCAGATTTCATAGCCGCCAACACTACTCGCTGTAGAGCTGTAAACCACAGTCGTCCAGTTGATCTGACCTGTGTCAGCCGTAGCCACCAGTCCAATCGCTGCAAGCTGCGTGCTGACTTCTAGCCCCCATGCGCGAAAGCCAGTCGTGCTGGTGTGGTCGATAGGCGTCAGAGTGGTAGTGGTCGTCATTTATGTCTCCCTGAAGTGGAGTTTGATTGCGATGAGAGTGAAGACAGAAGTTGCGTCAACGTGAAGAACTGCGACGTCACCAGCTGCAAACGCCTTTGTCCACCCGGTGAGTGTAGTGTCAACGTAGGTCTTCGCTGCCGTTATTACCGGCTTCGCTGCAGCGCAGATGCTGTTCGCTGAACTCGGCGGGTAGCTACCGATCGGCACCTTGTAGACGTCAAGCTGGCAAGAGCCCACGCCTCCGAGGGTGACGATAGAGACACCCACAAGCACGCGCGCTCGCAGGAAGTAAATCGGGATGTCATTGACACCAACTGTGAGAGCTCCTGACGACGCGACCCACGTACCCTTCTCGTCCGGATACGTGAGTCCCTGCGTGATTGCAGCTGCGATCGCATTGCCGAAGCCTGCTGCGCTGCCCACCGAAGGGTTGATCGGCACGCCAGAGACTGTCGAAGATCCTGCAGCCGTGCCTGTGTAACCGGTTGCCGACACTCCAGTCGCCGTCGACGTGCCTGCGGCGCTGCCTACTGGCGCCGGAGGAAAGTAGACGCCGGCCAGCAAGGCCAGCAGACAGCCGCCAGCGAGCACACCGCCTGCGGCCGCTGTGACGGGCAGCAACGCGAACGTACAGCCGCCAGAGAGCGGCTGCAGCACCGTCAATGAGGCACTGCCGGTCAGCGCGAAGGTCGCGCCACCCGTCAGCGCGGACGATTGAGCCGGGCTGACGGTGCTGCCCTCTCCGAAGAGGACCAGCTTCATGGTGATCCGCCACCATGAACCTCCCAAGAACTCTGTCGAGTACGGCTTTTGCCCAATTGAACCCGAGACCCGCGCCTTGTACCAAAGCGTGCCTGGTCCCTGGTTGGCTACCTGAGCGGAGAAGAAAGCAGTGCCCGCGCCGAGCGCGTTCTCAAACCAGCTAACGAAGTCAGCCAGGCCGGCCTGCGTAACCTCGAGGCTGACTCCTGCCAGGCGCGGCGTCGCGAGGTAGAGGCGCCGGCGTCGCGACGCACCGGTCTGCATAGGCGTGTCGCCGAACATCGGCTGCTTGTCGAGCGAGTGGCCCTCGCGGCGGAATGGGCCGCAGCTATCCGGAATGGTTAGCGACGGCAGCGCAGCGGCTCCTGCCGGCGCTGGCGCCGTCAGAAACGCTTTCGCCGTCGATACGCCGGCTGCTGAACCTACGCTACCCGGCATCAGCGCCGCGGCAAGCCTGCCGCCCTATTGCTGCCGTACGTGCTCTCGATCGCTGAACCGACCTTGCCGCCGCCGGCGATGCTGTTGGCCACCTCGTCAACAGCAGCGTCGATGATGAAGCGAATCTCACGCGAGCCGTCACCCTTCTTGGTCTCGCGCGTCTTCACCTGACCGCCGCTGTGGTTCTCGACCACGACCGAGACCGGCGCAGCTTGCTGGCCGCCGCCGGTGTAGGCGACGCCGAGCGAGCCATCAGCGCCACGCTTGAGGGGCATGACAGCCTCGGGTCCGGCTTCGCCCATCTCGCCAATCGCCGCGCCGCCGCCGAACGAGAAGCGCGTAGGCTGCGAGAAGGTACGGTTGGTGAACGGGCTGCCCTTGGCAAAGCCGAAGACAGCGCCCAGCGCTGCACCGCCGGCGGTCGGCAAGCCGACAACACCAGAGCCGCTGCCGATGCCGTAGCCGCCTCTGTCGACCGTCAGACCGCTGTCGCCACCACCGCCGAGCAGGCGCGCGAGTGTGTCAAAACCTCCACCGCCTGACGCACCCTGGCGCATGTTCAACAGCGCCATCGACGCTTCGCCGACGGCTTCAATCAGGCGCGCGAATGCAGTCGTCGCCGGCTGCACACCGAGGTTGTTCATGGTGTCGAGTGCGCCAGCCGTCCGCTGCGCCGCGAGCGCAGCAGGATCCACCGTCGCCTGCGGCCGCGCGCCGAAGATGCCCTCAGCGACTTGCTTGCCCAGCGCAGCCATCGCAGGTGCGACAGTCGACTGGTACATATTCTTGATCAGGATGTCCCTGATCGAATTGAGCATCTCGGTCGCGCTGAGCTTGCCTGTCGTCGCGAGTCGAGTGAACGCGGTCTCTCCCGTCGAGATAACCGCCGACACCGTGGCGTCGTACATCTCGGTCATGCGCTGTTGGACATTACTCCAACCGTCGATGAGAGTCTGCCACTGGGGCTTCAGTCGATCGACAATCGACTGTGCAGCAAAGGTGCCAGCTGTCTTCGCGCTCTGCTCCAGGCGCGTGACTGATCCCTGCAGCTGATCGACTGCATCGCTTGCCGCTTCAATCTTCTCCGCAGAGCCAGCACCGAAGTCGTTAGCCGCGCTCGTGTTCGGCTTGGTCTGCAGATCCTTGAGGTACTGCTGCGCTGCCGTCAGCTGCACCTTCTGCTTGTTGATCTCGTCGGTGTACTTGCCGGCTGCCGCAAGGCGCGCGTTCTCCACCTGCTGTTGGTCGAGCGTCAGCGTCAGGATGCTCTTCTTGACGTCGGCTTCCTGATTGGCAAGCACGAGCGCAGCCATCTGCTGCGTGATGAACTTACTGGTGTCAGCTTCGAGCTTGAAGTCACGTGCCTTCTGTTCCTCTTGCGTGATCTGCTGTGCAAGCAAGAGCTGGCTCTGCAGCGAGCGCAGATGAATCAGCTCCTTCTCCTCTTCGCCGATTGCACGTTGGTCCTTGTTCTTGTCGGGCCGACTCTGAAGCACCTTGAGCGCGCTCTCACGCTCTGAGATATAGCCTTGCAGGTGCGCAATGCGAGTCGCAAATTGAGCCTGTTCGCGAGCCGTCTGCTCGAGCGTGTATTGGATGTCCGACGTCTGCCCACTCGTGTGGCGGATCGTTTCGATCTTGTTGATCTGGTCGTAGTGTTTCTTCAGCTCCGCTTCTTCTGCGGTGTAGATCAGCTTCAGCGCACCGAGCTTGTCGCCGGCCGCTTGCAGGCTGCGGTCTTTATCGATCTTGAACTGGCTGTTACCGCTCGGCGTGACAGGCTGACTCGGTTTGTCCAGCCGGTTGGCTTCCATCTGCGAAGCGCGCAGCACGTCCTGCGCAAGCTGAAGATCTTTCTTCTGCTGGATCTGCGATTCCGTCAGCCGAACGCCAGCTCGCAGGGTCGTGTTGTACTCACCCTCAAGCTGATTGACACGCCGCTGCGCAACCTCGCGGTTATGCGTAGCGTTAAGGAACAGATCCTCAGAGAAGGAGGGGTTGGCAGGCCGCGAACTCAGGTCCGCTCGCGCAGCGTCAAGCTCGCGCTGCTTGGACTCTCTCTGCGCCTTCTGCTCGTCGCTCGCCTTCAGCTGCGCTTGTTGCATATCCGACTGAGCCTGAACACCCGCCATGCGGATGTCAGCTTCACGCGCGCTCACACCTTCGCGCAAAAGCTGATTACGTGCGTCAATCTTGTCGGACTCAGCCTCGAGCGCCTTGATGATCTCGTCGGTCTTCAGTTTGGCGATGTCAGCCGCGCTGGTCACAGACGTTGCTGTCGTCGACTTGTAGTACAGCCACGCCGCAGCGATTCCGCCAAGCACGAGACCGATGAGACCCATCGACGCTTGCAGAGCGGTGAAGCCAGTTGCTGCGAGCAGAGTCGCGCCGCGCAGCCCCACCATGATCCCGGAGAGTGCAGACAGCGACGCACCGATCGCAGAAAAGACTGCTGCGCCGATGAGCGCGCCCTTCCAAACCAGCCACGCCTTCGCGACGTCAAGGATCGTGCTGAGGTTCTGCGCCAGGAACACAGTGAGATTGCCGACAGCCTCGACGATGCCTGTCAAACCTGCCTTGAACTCTGACGAATTGAAGGTGTCACGCAGAGTCTTCGAGACCGAGAGGATCGTCGGCTCGAGATCTTGAAATGCCTGTACCAGCGAGCCCTGGAAGGCCGCCGCCACAGACTTCATCTGGTTCTCTGCAGTCAGCGACAACGCGGCCATCGCGATGATCGCGAAGCCGTAGGACTCGTTGATCTGCTTGAACGTCTGCTCAGCTTGCGTGACGATCTTGCCTGACTCGTCAGTGATGTTCTTGCCCTGCTCGTCAGTCGCAGGCTTGAACATCGCGGACATGATCGCGCCTTCGGCGCGCTGTCCACGATTGTTGAAAGCGGCTGCAACAGCAGCAATCTTTTGCTCGCCTGTGTACTTCGCCAGAGACTTCGACAGATCCTCGTAGATGGCAATCAACGGACGCATACGCGTCACACCATCGATAGTCTCCATCGTGGAGACGTGGAATTGCTTGAGAGCGTCGGTGCCTTTCTTCGTGGTGCCAGCAAGGCCTGCATACATCTGCGTCATCGCAGTACCGGCAGCTTGATTGCGAATGCCGATGTTGTTGACGAGGGCCAAGCCCATCGCCATGTCCTCCAGCGAGACTCCATATTGCTGGGCAACAACCGAAGACACGCGGAAGGATTCCGTCATGCCTTGGACACTCGACATCGAGATCGCGGCGGTCTTTGCGATAACGTCGTTGACCCGGCTGAACTGCCCAGCCGAGTAGCCATAGGCCGTCGAGATCGCAACGAGAGATTCAGCTGCTTTCTGCGCAGGCATCTCGCCCACGATCGACAGCGTCAGCGCATCTTTGACAGTTGTCGACACCTGAGCTGCTGTCAAGCCAGCCAGCGACAGTGCCTTCATCGCCTCTGCGACTTCCCTCGGACCCTGTGGCCCGTTCGAAGATAGCGCCAGCAAGCGCGCGCGCAGGTTGTCGATCGCCTGCGAGGTCTCTTCGCTCTGCTCCTTGATCACGGCCAAGGTCTGTTCGACCTCTGAGCCGACCTTGACCGTTTGCACAAACGCATTCGACAGCGCGGCACCAGCCAGCAGCGGCAGGACGCTGCCGTAGGTCAGGAACATCGCGCCGAAGCCTGACGCAAGGCCGCGAGCCGCAGCGTGCGCCTCGTTCATGCCTGTGCTGATCAGCTTCAGCTTGGGTACATGCTCTTCTGCTGCTGCTGCCGCCTGTTTGTGCGCTGTACGCAGAGAGTCGATGCTGGTCGCTGCCTGGGCCGCGGCGACAGCCGTCTCGCCGAAATTCTGCTTTACTGCAGCGAGTGGAATACCTTGATCGAGCTGGGAGCGCGCCCCGAGCTGCGCGCTGTTCCGCGTTCCAGTGCCCGCTGCGTTGTAGCGAGCCTCCGCAGTCTTGACGCGCAGTGCCTCAGCCTCGAAAGCTGCCGCAGTACGCGCAGCGGCCGCGCGAATCGCGGCCTCGTCTTTTGCAGCCTTATCCGCGACAGCCACAGCCAGAGCATCGGCCGCAGCAAGGCCACTCGCGAGTGCGGCATCCGCCTCTTGCGCTGCAGCCAAGCGGATGCGGTTGCCTTCGCGCTCCATCGCACCAAAGCCGCGCGCCGTCTGCAGGGAGATCTTCCCCATCTCCGCAGCCGAGCTCGACTCGTACAGCGTCCAAGCCGCTTCCTTACTGGCAGCGATCTGCGCAGCGGTCTGCGCGAAGTTCGCTGTGGCCATTTGCTTGAAAACGCCATCGGCAGCGGCAAGCTGGCCAGCACGCGCGATCGCCGCGGCGCGCGTGGCGTTGCTCGTGTCAGCAAAGGAGTCGGCGGCAGAGATGCCTGACGCTGCAGCCTTGTTCGCTTCAGCCACGCTGCGCGCACGTTGCGCTGCCAGTTGCTTCTCGATCGCGGCAAACCCAGCAAAACCCTGCACCTGAGCGCGCTCGATCTCAAGGTTGGCGAGACGATCAGCTTCGATCCAGGCTGCGGCTTTAGCCGCCGCGGCCTGATCGGCCATCTGCTTCTGATGCTGTGCGTAGGCCGCACCGATCTCACTGTCGGCTGCCGTCGACACCAACTGCCTCGACGGGTTGCTGACTTGCCCCAGCGTGCGGTTAGCCTGCGACTGCACCGCGGCGATCGCAGCGATACGCTGGCGGTCAGCTTCAACGATCTGCACGCCGCCGGCGCGGATCTGAGCCAGCTCAGTGGCGGTGAACTGCGCCCGCTGTTGAATGGCCTGGTCGTAGAGAGCCTGGTTCTGTGCGCGCTCTTGCTGTGCAAGGCTGCGCTGGCGCGCGGCGCCAGCCTGCTGCTCGCCAGCAACCTTGGCGAAGCCGCCCTTGATCGTCTCGGCCAGATCTGCGAACGCGGTCTGAAGACCCGCGCCCGAGTTGGCCATGTCCTTGCGCAGGAGCTTGAGCTGATCGTTGGCGCCTGTCAGGTTCGACAGATCAGGCTTCCCAGCCTTCAGCGCCGACAGGTTGGTACGCAGCGAGGCAAGCTCGGCATTGAGCTTGGCGAGGGTCTCCTGACCGGCTGCGCTTACCCCTAGCTGAAGTGACGGCCCGGCCATTGCTTACCCCTTCGGCGGATTATCAGGCGCGGCGCTGGTGGCAACAACTGCAGAGATGGTTCCCTTGTCATTCGCCTTTGCCACCGATGCCAAATATGCGCCGTCGAGGCGCTGCATGGTGGCCAGGAAGTCGGCGCGCTCATCAGTCACCGTAATGGCGAAAAGCTGGCAGTAGGCCGCGATGTCGCTGATCGTGATCGGCAGCGGACCGTTCATGCCGTACTGACGGCTCGATGACAGGACGTTGAAGGCCTGCATCAGCTGGCCCCCAAGGTCGTGCATCTCAGGGCGGGAAGCGAGACCCTTGGGCATGATGCCCATGTCGTCGCGGAGTGCCTCAAGGTACGCCAGCTCACGGCCCCACGTGAGCTGCCACTCGAGGCACTCGATCAGTTTCCCGTGACTTCCTCGTCGACCGCCGACTTGTAGAGCGTGAAGTCGTTGGCCTTCTCGGCGACGAATGCGCGGAAGTCCTTGATGCGCAAGTAGCGCAGCGCGTTCTCGGCCGAGTACGGCACTTCGACACCCTTCTCGGTGACGCCACTCCAGCCCTTCAGCACCGTCTTGGCCAACACTTCGGCCATCAGGTTGTCCGAGAGAGTTTGCGATGCCTCGTTCTGCATGTCGAGCGCGCGCTTGTTGGCCTTGAACAACTTGCTGATCAACGTGTTGTAGGCATGACTGCCAGAGCGCGCAATGACGAAGGTCGCGTCGCCCATTTCGACGGCAACACCGTCTTGCTCTTTGGCGACGTCCGTGCCGAACTCGTTCAGGATATCCATGAATTCCCCAGTGAAAAACAACAGTGTAGCAAGAATGGAAATAGTGGCAAGCGCGCTCGAAAAAAGCGGGGCACGGGGCCCCGCTAAAAGTGATGGCTGCTTACGGCAGGGCAGCACCCACGCGATCGATGATGAGCGTCTTGCGCAGCGAAGGCACGGCATTCGTGTCATCGGACAAGGCCATGTAGTCGAACGTGGCCATCAGATCCTGATCCTTCGCGCCGGCGACGATCTTCGAGTTCATCAGGCTGACTCGCGGCAGCGTGAAGACGTAGCCGTTGCCCGAGGCATCCTGGCTCGAGACGATGATCGAGGTGTAGGTGTTCGCCAGGAACTTGTCGTAGAGCGCGCCGTCAGCGAAGTACGCTTCGATCGCGCCCTTCACCGCGATCGTGCCGGCGCCGACGCCAACCAGCGGAAGCTGGCCAATGGCTTGCTGCGGGCGCAGCGCGTTGTCGTAGTCGAGCGTGAGCGACTTGATGAAAGTCGACGTCAGCGGCGCGCCGCCTTCCCACAGGCTGCCGACGCCGGTCGCGCCGTTGTGGATGTCGAAGGTCTTCGAAGCGACCAACGTACCAGGCAGCGCAGTCACCGTGCCGCGGACGCCGGCCTTGCCGATGAAGTCGAACGTGCCGTCAGTCAGCGCACCACTCGCGATCTTCAGCGCCAGCTTCGAGGGCGTCATGCCCTTGTACGTCAGCACCTGCGTGACGTCAGCCATCTGCTTTTCGATCGTGAAGCTGGACTGCGCCACGCCATTGGTCATCCGCGACGTCTGCAGCTTCACGCCAACGACACCCGCCGAAACCGCGGCCGGAGTCGACGCATCGAGCGTGATCACAGTCGTGGTCGGCGCGACCGACAACGAGACGCGCAACAGCTTGCCGTTGTTCGTGTCGGCACCCGCGTTGACGCGAAACCACTGGCCAAGCGCCAAGGTAGCCCAGCTGTCGGCGCCGGCGGTGGCGACCGAAGCCGTCAGCGTGGTGGTCAGGAAGCCGACCGTCGAAGAAGCGCCGCTCTCGCCAGCCGTGCCGAACACCGTGATCGGGTTCTGCAGCAACGACGACAGGAAGGGGTCGTACTCGCCGTAGTTCAGGTGAAAGTTGAAGCCGCCAGCGACTTGCGCCGCCACCGGCACCACCGAAGAGATCGAACGGTCAGCCCGGAGCTCCTTCGACATGTCCTTCGTGATGTTGTAGTCGAGCGACTCGCCCGTCACACGAAGATAGCTGCCGTTGCCGGCACCGGGCGTAGTCCCGAAGATCGACTCCAGGATGTAGGCCAGCTGAACGCGACTGGTTGAAGCAAGCACGGGCATAGGAATCTCCGGGTGGAAAAAGAGCTTTCAGCTCAGATTATGGGTGATGGAATCTCAGGTGGCAACACGAACCCACCAGAAAGGAACCACGATCGGGTATCCCTCCCAGTCCTTGAAAGGATTCGACTTGGCGTACATGCCGGTTTGCGTGCGCACGCCAGACAACTCTTTCAATTCGAACCACGGGAGGAAGTAGTCGAGCAGCAGTCCCGAGGCGCGCTCACCAGAGTTCTGTTTGCAAAAAGCAGTGATGACAATTTGCCCATATTGCGCACTCAACGGTTTAGGGTTGAAGTCAAGCTGTTTGCCGTTGATATTCACGATGTCGAGACCAACCCAAGGCAGAACCTGAGTGGTGGTGTCAACCAGGTTCCGATTCGGATACTGCGCCACCGGTTTGGGCGACGTCGGGTAGGCCGCAAGCGCAGCGTCGAACTGCGTCACGATCGCAAGCCTGGCGGACTCGTTGTTCATCAGAGGGGGTCGTAGGTCGCGTAAACGTTCAGAGCGTGCGCGATCATCGCGACGCGTCCATCGAGCAGGTTGACCCCGCGAATATAGATCGAGTGCGCCTCCACTTCCGGAGCAATTTCAGCCGGGTTGAAAATGAACACCGGCTCTGCGTATTCAAAGCTCGGGTCGAACCGCGCCTTCGAGATCTCTACTGCTTGAGGGTCTCCGCGCTGGTAGGGCGCCATGTCTTTTGGCAGCGGCCACATATACGCCTTCGAAGCGATCGTCTGCTCTACGCCCTCGTCAGACGTGGTACTCATGAACCAGTTGGCAGCCAGGTTGCCGGACCACTGCGGAGTGAGCTCGATGATGTCGTAGAAAATAATGCGTACCCACTCGCGATACTTCTCAGTGACCTGGTTGTTGAAAGCCTTCTGCTGCACGTCGAGTGCAGCGAGAAACGCGTCTATGCCGGCGAAGTCGACATTAACCAACGCGTACGTGCAACAGCCAGCAGTCGAGTTCCGACTGGACCGTCAACACCCTCCAGGTCGTGCCCAGCATCGTGAATAGCGAGCCCACCTTCGGCGTCAACGCCGTCTTCGGCACAAGCACTGCCTCGTCGCCTTGCACATAGGGCGCGTCTGACGCAGTGTGCAACTGGTAGAGCTTGTTGTAGTCGACGATGAAGACTGGCGTCGTGATCGACACCGTCGCGTAGCTGTCGGTCGCAGAGTTGTAGGTGCCGTTCTCGGTGAACACCGCTGTCTGCAACGTGTTCGTCGGCATCTCGTCACACTCAGCCACTCGCAGGCCATCCACCGGCAAGTAGGTCATGCGCACACGCAACTTGACGTCCGGCGTCACGATGATAGAGCCCGCGTCGATCGTTTCATGAGGCGACAAGAAGACATTCCAGGCCACGCTCGAGTCGGACTCAGACACCGTGTTGAAGATGTCCTTGAAGTACTGTTTCTGGACAAAAGCAAGCGTCGCACCTGTACCGCTGAGCGCCTGCGCCGGCGTACCAACCTTCGCAAGGTCGGTCGCCTTCTTCATGTTGTAGGCGACGCGTGCGATCGAGCCGCCGAAAGCGTCCGCGGATCCTGCGCCAACAATCCAGATCTCACCGTAGAGATTGATCGCGCTGCGCAGCGGAATCTCAGTGCCTTCCGGCACGCTGAGCACACGCCGGCGCGCCGTGGCGCCGCTTGCCGCGTGATCATCGTATGAGGTGAAGGCGCAAAAGAAGGCTTCGTCGCCGGTATAGGCGTCCGTCGCAAGCGTGTCGTTGAAGCGGCGCGCCGCGTCCTTCAGGCGCATTACGCCCCCGTCACAGGATCCACGCCGAGGCCGACGGCCAGCAGCGCCGCGAACAGCACAGGATTTTTTGGTGTGGCCAACGGGTAGAGCACCAGGTAAGCGGCGAGCAGCCGCGCGCGCATCTGCTGGTAGAAAGTCTCGACGCCGGCCTTCACGTCCTTGTAGGGATCGGCAATGCGGACCATCTCTGTCTTCGAATCCTTGATGGTCTGCGGCGCGAACATATCGAGCGTCAGCAGCAAGTGGCGCGCGACAACATAGGTCGCATACACCTTCAGGATCGAGACGTAGCGGCTTTCGCTGACCGTCGGCGATGGCGTGACCGTGGTGTCGGTCAGATCGAGAAAATGCGCCTGCATCGTCGGCGTGAAGTCGCCGATGTCGCCGAGGTTGAAGCCCAGTACCTGCTCGAAGATCGACTGTTTCAGGACGTCGTCGGGAATCTCTTCTTCGGCGACGCCAAGCGCAGACCGGATCTCATCGTAGGAAGCGTACTGGGTCAGCATGGCCGATTGTAGGAGTGAGGACTCACAAATGAAAAGGCCCGCGGAGGCGGGCCAGTTCAGCTTGCTTCAGGTCGACTGCAGGTCAGGTCGCGACGGCGCTCTGCATGCCGTTGCCCATCGTCTGGTCCGCGCCTTCGGTCGGCCGCTCGTCGAGCGCCGGGTTCTCGGTCGAAGCCGCCTTGCCCTTCGCGTCGGCCGGTGCGTCGACTTCCTCGAGCACGCCGGCTTCGATCTGCTTCACGACCCACTCAGTGCGAATCGCGCGTGTCGGAACGCCAGCCTCGAATCGGGCGCCACCTTCGGCATCGATCATGGGGTACTGTGCTTTCGACGCGAACCACTCGCCCTTCGCGTCGACGACGTTGAAGGAGGGAGAGCCTTCGCCCTCGCCCACGACGTTCGCGTCTTTCGCCGCGGCGTCCTTGCTCTTGTTCAGGCTCATGTTGTGTGCTCCTGTAGTTGTGATCAGCTGACGGTCAGCGTGTCGAACGCGTCGTTGTGCAGCCGGTAGCAGATCTCGGCGAACTGCACCATGAACGCTTCGGCCTGGCGCAGAGCGTAGTTCTCCGCGGCCGTCACGTCCGCCGCCGTGTTGCGCACACGGGCGATGGCGTAGCGGCTGTCGAGGCCGAGGATGGTGCCGGCCGGCAGCGGGCCACCGTCAGCAGCGTCGTCGACGATGAAGACCTTGACGTCACCGATCACCGAGTTGACCACCGTCGCCTGCGCTTCGAGGCGCGGCAGCTGGTTGTCGATCGCGGTAAGCGACGGGCGGCCGACGCGAGCTTCGATCAGCAGGTACGTCGCCAGGTCACACATGACCCAGTCGATGACCCGGTACTTGCGGCGCTTGAAGAGCCACTTGAGCCAGGCGGTCTGCGTGATCTTGCCAGTCGGGCAAGCCGGGTCGAGCGTGAGCGTCGCAGTGGTGAATCCGAGCGAGCTCAGCGAGCCGCTGTTGATGTCCGCATCACCCGCGTAGAAGTCGCTGATGTACGAGTTCACCCAGGCGTCCTTCTCGACCATCATCTGGCGAGCGACGGACATGCCGACCAGATCGAGCGTCGTCGCGCGCAGAGCCTCCTTCGAGAACTCCATGCCGAGAGCGTACGTCGGGATCTTGCGCGTCACGTCGCTGGTCGTGAACTGCATCATGGCGTTCGGGCCAGCCAGCTGAGCACGACGGCCGGAGAGCGCCGAGTTCGGGCCGTTGTACGTGCCCATGTTGATCTGCGGCTGCTCGAAGCGGTCCTTGTCGACGGCGATGTCGATGGCGACCATCTTGTCGAACTGGACGCGATCCATGTCGTAGTTCTTGACCAGCGCCGTTTCCATGTACGCGATCAGCGCGGCAGGGAACAGCGTGCGCGACGTGCCAGTGGACGGAGCCGGGTTGCCGAACTGCTGCGTGTTCGGGCCGGCGCTGAAGCTCACCGTGCCGCTGAGGACGTCGGCCATCGACGGAGCGCGCAGGCCGTAGTTCGCCTGGACCTTCGGATCCGGAACGATCAGGCCCGTCGACGCCAGCATCTGGTTGAACGTCGAGCCGAAGGGGTTGCCCTCCTTCGTCGGGTACTGGCGGTTGATGTACGCCGGAACCGACAGGTTCGCGTCGCTCGCAGCCTTGTAGATCGTCGGCGGGAGCTCGACGTCTTGAAGAGCACCGGCTGCGTCGTAGTACTTTGCGCCCATGAAGGTTCCTTGGTGAAACGAGAGAGGTGTGGAAGGATCAGCCGACTTGCGCCATCAGCGCGACGCTGCCGACGGCGCCGGAGCCCGTCCTGAAGCCAACGACACGCCAGTTGAAGAAGCCGACGGCTTGCGACGTCGCCTTGCAGACGCGCACCGGCTCGGTCAGCGCGGTGTTGCGCGCAACGACAGTGCCGGTGACGAGGTAATCGCCGACAGCGATCGTGCCGGTGCCAGGCGTGCCTTGAAGGCCGTCACACGTGACGAACTTCGAGTCTTCTTCCTGAATGGAGCCGATCGAGAAGCCTTGGGCAGTCGCGGCATCCATCGAGACGATATACGCCTCGATCGGATCGCCAGTGGCGCACAGGCCGTAGGCCGAGTCGCCGATGACCTTGACGATCTTGCCGATGTCGTTGGCGTTGTAGTTGTTCGCCGTACCGGCAATGCCCAGCTTCGTGGTGACTGACGAGCTGGACGGGAGAACTTCTGCGCGCGAGAAAGCACGAGCCATGATGGTTCCTTGGGTTACTTGCCAGCTTGCGCGGCGACGAGAAACAGGGGCGGCGGCGCAGCATGCTGAACAGCAGGCGCGCGCTCGGTGGAGGCGGCGGTGCCGGCAGCGCCGCCCACCTTGAACTTCTTCAGGAACAGATCACTCGTCTCGCTGTGAGCGGTGATGACTTCCGGCGCTGACATGGTGGAGGCAGCTTCGGCATTGCCGCCAAGCGCAACCTTCATCTTGCCCACCGCGCCGCGCGCGATCTCGAGCAGCTTGGGGAAGGTCTCGGCAGTCACCGTCGCCTGAGTCTCGAGCTGCGCCAGCCTGACACCCGACGTGATCGCATTGGCAGTGGCAGTGGCCAACTCGCCGCGAAGAAATGTCACCAGCGCGCCTTCGGCTTGAGTCGCGGCGGCAGCAGCCGTGCCGGCAGCAGCAGAGGCTTCAGCCGCGGCAGTGGCGGCCGCAGCAGCGGCAGCAGTGGCTTCGGCAGTAGCAGCCGGATCGGTACCCTCAGCGGCAGCCGCTGCAGCAGCCGCGGCGGTCGCCGCCTCTGCCGCCGCGGTTTCCGCGTCTTGTTGCGTTTCGCTGGCTTCGATGACGGCGCCCGACGCAATTGCTGCGAGGTCGGCGGCAGAAAGGGTTTTCTTCGTCATAGGGGCTCCAGAACTCCGCGTATTCTGCGGAGCGGTATGAGTATTGTCAACGCTCTGCAGTGCTTTCGCTGCAGAAAGAGCGCCTTCGTATGTCGAGATACCGTCAGCAAGGCCAGCCGATACTGCGCGCTTGCCCACGAATTCACGCCCTTTGCCCATTTTCGACTCGACTGCCGCGACCGACATATCCCGGCCAGTGCTGACAGCCGAATGAAACACCGCGAGGATGTCGTCCGACAGCACCTGGAGCTCAGCTTTCGCGACGTCGCTCAAAGGCTCGACGGGATTCGCAAGCTGCTTGAACTCGCCTGAGCGAATGACGGTGTCGGTGATGCCGGCCGCAGAGCGCATCTTCGACATTTCGCTGTGCTTGAGCACGACGCCAATCGAACCCGCGATGGTGGTCGGCCCGATGAGGACGGCCGACGCTTGGCTGCCAAGCCAATAGGCCGCGGAAGCGATCGTGCCGTCGGCGTATGTGAGCACTGGCTTCACCGCATTGACTTGCGAGATCAGGGTTGCGCAGTCCGCGCAACCATCAACGGCGCCGCCGCCACTGTTGATCGCGAGCAGGATCGACTTGATCTCGGGATTCTGCGCAGCTTCGACCAGCGCGTTGCGCACATCGCCGTAGCCGGTCAGGCCGAAGAAGGACATGAAGCCTGCTTCGCCAGGGATCAGCGGGCCGGCGATCGAGATGACACCGACGTTGTCTTGCAGCGAGAGCAGGTCGCTCTTAATCGCTTCCTTGCCGCTCGTTTGATACGCCAGCGCAGCAGCTGAAGCATTGAGTGCGAAGTCGTACGACGCTTCATCTCCCGCCCACAGCTTTCCGAAATTCATACTGGCTCCCGAATGCGCGAGTGTAGGTGAGAAAACTGCTTCACAGCAAGGCAGGAAACTGCACTGCAGGCTTGAGCGTGATGTTCTGCGGCTGAGTTTGCGCTGGAAGCATCACTTCCTGGTAGGCCGTTTTCAGTGTCGTCTGCGTAGTGGCTTGCAGGAGATTGATACCGCTGGCTGCAGGCCGCAGAGTGAATATCTGGTCGTCGAATACGACGCGAACGCCGCCACAATTTCCATTATTGTTGTTGACGGCAATTTGATAGTGCGTCTGGTTCACTCGAAGCTGCGCGCCCAGTCCGATGATCGCGTAGACACCCTTGAACCGGGCAAGGCTGACGTTGACGAGCGCCGAATAGCTCGGCGCGACAGCGACGCCAATGTCGATGAAGCCGAAAACTTGCCAGCGGCCAAACGCGGAGCTAGTGCCTACTGCGCTACCAACGCCCGTCACTGTTTCACGTGAAACGCCGAGTGCGGTCGAAGTGCCGGCTGCCCGCCCTGTGCTGACACCAGTAATGGAGGACTGGCCAGAGACCGTGGAGGAGCCGAAGGCCTGGCCAATCGCATTCGCCACTGCAAGGCCGACCGCCGTAGCGATCGACGTACCGCTGGCGTCGCCGCGCAGGACGGCGAGTGCAGAGCCAACGGCTGCCGCAATCGACGAACCTGCCGAGCTTGCAACAGCGATCGAGGCGGCAACACCAAAGCCACTGGCAGTGCTGGCACCAACGGAAGCTCCGACGCCCGGGTTGATGCCACCTGAGCTGGCGGAAGCGGCACCAGCCGCGTTGCCTGTCGCCCGCGCAAACGTTGCGCCAACACCTGTGGCTGTACTGAGGCCTGTCGAAGTGCCTGTGGCCTGGCCGGACTGACTCGAAACGCCTGTCGCCGTGCCTGCGCCCGCCGCAGATCCTACGGCTTGAATGGCAAACTGCGACGCGCCGGCTGCAGTCGACGTGCCAGCGGACGCACCGGCCGCCCGGAACAACGGAGCGCCTGCGCCAAAAGCTGTCGACAGGCCTGCGGCTGCGCCGGCGCCGAGCTCAAGCTCGACGGAAACGCCGCTGGCCGCCCCTGTACCCACTGCCGCGCCGACGCCGATCGCGAGCGGCGCGCCGACGCCGGCAGCAGTGCCAGCACCTGCAGATGATCCTGTCGCGGTACCGTTCTGATTCGAAGTGCCAGTTGCAGTGCCAGCACCTGCCGCTGAGCCAGAGGCCAAGACAAGCGAGAGGCTTGTCGCTGCGACCGTCGAAGATCCAGCAGCGGAGCCGGCGGCCGCGGAATTCTCGATGCCAACTGCAAGCGCTGCCGCAACGCCTGAGCTCGAGCCTGTGCTGCTGACAAAGCTCAGAGCCGAAGCGGACGCGCCCGCAACACCTGCCGATGCGCCTGCCGCAATTGCGAGAGGTAGGCCAGCGCCTGTTGCGACGCCAGAGCCTGTCGACGAGCCTGCCGCAGCAGATGTTTGGGTTGCTGTGCCAGCGGCAACGGCAAGGCCTGCTGCTGTACCTGTGCCGATCGCGAGTGGTGCGCCAACCGCAGCAGTCGTAGATATGCCGGCCGCGCTGCCGGTGTTGGTCAGCGAGCTCGCGCCTAGGGCAGTGGCAGAGCCTGCTGAAGCTCCAGTGCCGATCGCAAGCGTCTTGCCCGTGCCGCTGACCGCGCCTGCACCGGTCGCTGCACCGGCGGCTGCCGAGTTCGCCGCGCCTACCGCAGTCGCTGCGCCGACGCCTACGGCATTTCCGCGCTGCGCCGGCGCGCCGGCGCCTGTTGCTGCGCCGGCGCCTGTTGCTGCGCCGATGGAAACGGCTGAACCAGAGGCGAAGGCGAGAGCGGTGCTGGTGCCGACAGACGAACCTGTCGAAGTCGCAAGTAGCGAACCGACGCCTGTCGCGGCGCCAGAGCCTACAGCCGTGCCTTGATTGGCGGGAGCGCCAGCCGCTGTTGCAGATCCAACGCCGACCGCCGAGCCTGCTCCGATCGCCAGGGCTGTCGATGTCGAGGTTGCCGCGCCGGCGCCAGCCGACACGCCGGTTCCGGCTGCACGCGGTGCGCCGACGCCTGTCGCTGCGCCTGTGCCTACAGAGCTGCCCTGGTCTGCAGGCTGCGACGTTGCAGTCGCAGTCGCCACGCCCGCTGAGTTGCCGGCGGCTGCAGTCGAGGCCGAAGACGTAGCCGCGGCTGTCGCAACACCAGCACTCGATCCAGCCGCAATCGCAAGCGCAAAGCCGACACCGGCCGCGGCGCCAGCGCCTGCACTCCCGCCTGTAGCAACAGATGTCTGAGTCGACGTCGCAGCGGCAGTACCAACCCCTGCGCTGGAGCCTGTCGCCGCAGCATTGCTGCGGCCTACGCCTGTGACGGAGCTTGTGCCTGCAGAGGATCCAACCGTCTGCGTCTGACCGACCGCGGAAACAGTCGCTACGCCGGTAGACAAGCCTGCTGCAGCCGCAAGCGGTGTGCCTGTGCCTGTGGCAGCGCTGACACCCGATGACGCGCCGACAGCTTGAACCTGCCCAACCGCTGTTGCTGTGCCCGCACCAGCAGAGAGCCCTGCTCCGATCGCGAGGGGCGAGCCAACACCCGTCGCAGCGCTTGTGCCTGCAGAAGATCCAGTCGCAAGCTCGATCTCGGTGCTAGCGCCAGATGCGGTAGCAACACCAGAACTGGATCCGGAAGCTACAGCAAGAGGAGAGCCAACACCCGTCGCTGCGCTTGTGCCTGCAGAAGATCCAGTCGCAAGCTCAATCTCGGTGCTAGCGCCAGATGCGGCACCTACGCCGGCGGCAAAGCCTGAAGCCTGCGCAGTAGACGTACCGACACCAAGCGCAGTGGCAACGCCTGCGGCGGCGCCAGTCGCAAGCTCGATCTCGGTGCTGGTGCCGCTGGCAGTCGCAACGCCTGCGCTGGATCCAGTAGCAGTGAAGCGCGGCGCGCCTGTTGCCGAGGCCGAACCAACGCCGGCTGCCAAGCCGACCGCCTGCGCCTGACCCACGCCCAGAGCGGAACCTACGCCTGCAGAGGAGCCCGTTGCGATCGCGAGCGCCAAACCGACACCTGTCGCCGCGCCGGCGCCCGCCGCCGAACCGACCGACTGGGTCTGCCCTACAGCAGCAGCAGTGCCGACTCCCGAACTCGAGCCTGTTGCGCTTGCCAGCGTCGCGCCTATCGCAGTCGCTGCCCCTGTGCCCGCCGAAGATCCAACTGACTGCACCTGCCCGAGCGCAGCCGCAGTGCCAACCCCCGCGCTGGATCCACTGGAGATGACGAGCGCAGACCCCGCGCCTGTGGCTGTGCTTGTGCCCGCCGACGAACCAACTGCGAGCACCTGGCCAATCGCGGCCGCAGTCGAAAGACCTGTGCTTGAGCCTATCGAGACCGCCAGAGAGGCGCCAACAGCCAACGCGGCACCAGTGCCGGCGCTAGAACCAACGGACTGCGTCTGCCCTACAGCGGCAGCAGCACCAGCGCCTGCACTCGAGCCAGATGTGGCCACAAGCGAAGAGCCGACACCGGAGGCTGCTCCGGCGCCTGCGCTAGACCCTGCGGTTGTCGAAAGAACTGCGCTCGCGGCCGAGGCAGCACCAACTCCAGAGCTAGAGCCAACGGAAACCGCAAAGGTGGCGCCAACCCCTGTCGCAGCGCCTGTTCCTGCGCTGGATCCCGTTGCAGCCGTGACCGTTGTACTGACGCCTGTCGCTGCGCCAGCGCCAGAACTAGCGCCTGCGGCAACTGCGAGTGTCGAGCCAACTCCTGATCCGGCGCCAACACCTGCGCTCGATCCGACCGAAGACGACAGCTCAGCGCCAACGCCTGCTACCGCTCCGACTCCTGCGCTGGACCCAGTGCCAATCGCAAAGGTTGCACCAACGCTTGCTGCGGCTCCGACTCCTGCGCTAGATCCGACTCCGATTGCGAGCGCAGCGCCAACGCCTGTTGCTGCGCCAACACCTGCCGCTGCTCCGGAACCAACGGCCGCACCGCTCCCCAGCGGCAGAGTCAGGCTCGCCCAGCTAACGCTCGCCTGTACCGCGGAGCCGGGGAAGAGCAGGATCAGCATGTCTTACGTGTAGCTGATCGACAGCTTGACCTGTGCGGCGACGATGCCCGTGGTGTCAGCGTCGGCAATCAGGTTGGTGATCGCGTAGGCCAGTCCCGTGGCCATCAACATACCCATCGCACCGAACTGCAGGTTCAGCGGCACGCCGCTCGCCGGAATCGAGAACGTCTCGAATGGGACGTCGGTGCCCACCACTGGGGCTGATGCCTTGTTGTAGAGCTTCAGAAAACAGACTGCCGCGCCGATGTTCGTCACCGTGATCTGCCACACACGCGCACTCGACGTCTTCACCGACGTTGCGTTGGTCGTCGCCGCACTCGACAGGTTCGCTGCCGTAATTGCAGCCGGCGTTGAAGCTGAAACCGTGCTGACGGTCGTAACCGTGGCCAGCGTTTGTGCTGCGGCGAGCGCAGCAGTGACTTGAAAGTTCACCGCTGCCGACTGGAAGACAGAAGGTTGAACCGGAATGTGCGTCTGCGCGCTGAGACGCGTGAATGCCTGCAAACCGGTCGTCGTGCCTGTGATGCCGGTGGAGATGCGCGCGCGGAAGTAGCGGAAGTACAGCGGGCCGACAAACGTCCTGACCGTCGCCGATGTCACCGTGTAACCCGTGACGGGCGCGGCCGCCGGGCTGATCATGTCGTAGAGCGGGACCGCTTGCCAGTTGGTGTTGTCGTTCGACGCTTCAAACGTGACGACACCAGCCGTGACCGTACCCGCCGCCGGAACAATCTGAATTCCGATCGAGCGGTAGAGCAACACATCGCTGGCGCTGGCAGTGCTGCCTATCACCAGGTTGTTGTTCAGCGTCAGCTGTGCACTGTTGCCGATAAGTTGCGAATCGGCGATGTTGGCTTGATCGCTTGCAAGCACAACCGGCAGTGCGTTGACGCTCGTGTTTGCTCCTGACACGGGCACTTTGGTGAGCAAGCGCTTGATCAGCGCGATCAAACTGAACTGCCCAGTGTCGGTGCCTGCGCTGCTATCGACCTGATTGCCGATGTTCAGGTCTTGCACGACCACCGAGGGGTCAGTTAGAGCGACGTTGGTGCTCGCAGCTTTGACGGCCGCGCCGAGCGAGACGAGGTTGGTCGTGCCCGGCGTGGTCTGGTCGATGCCGACCTTACCGATGACGTTCGCGCCGCCTGGGATCGAAGCGTTCAGAAAGACCGCGCCCACGCCGTCCGCCAGCCGGAGGAGCACCGCCGGGGTGCCTGTCAACGTACCGGTCTGGCGGCAGCGAAAGTACTTCAGCCCACTCGTATTGCCACGGTAGATGCCACCGGTCGTTGCGTTGTTCGACAGCACAGTGTTGACCACACCTGTCTGCCGCCCATTCAGAGCGATCCAAGTGCCGTCGCTGCCGTTCGTCGAGTCAATCGAGCCCTCGAAATAAATCGCGCCAGTGGTCTGGCCTGTGATTTGCGCAATCCAAACGCTGTCGCCTCCTAGGGACAGGACGAACACCGCACTTCCGGCTGTCGGAACGCCAGTGACAGACACTCCCGCGCCTGCTGGGATACCAGCCACCACATCGGTCGCAGTGATCGTGCCGCTGGCCACAATGTCCGGGGCCATGATCACCTGAGTCGGCAACGGCGCAGCCACGGCGACTTGGTTGACCGCTCCAGCTGCACCCCACTCCATCTTGACGAGCTGGTGCGATTCGGCGGAGATCGTGTCGACAGCGATAACAGCGCCGCCGGCGGGGAGAGTAACGCCAGTCATGGTCGTCCTTTAAGAAGCTGCGAAACGCAAGCGCAGATCGGTGTAATCCGTGATGTTCGCGGCCTGCAAACTGGTCACAGCCTGCGCAAAAGTCGTGTAGACCGCTGGTGCTGGATTGTGGGTCCAGGTTGCGATGACGGTTGCACCTTGCATAAGATCAACCGTCAAAATTCCTGCACCCTGGCACCTGTAGTTGACGATGTGGCCTGTGCTGACACCGGGACTGCTCGCTGCCTGCAGCTTGACGACCATCGTGCTCGCGTTCGGCGTACTGTCGTACTGCACATCGCTGGCAGGACTCTCGTTGATCGTGGCGTAGAGGCTGATGCCAGTGCTTGGCGTCCAGTTGCCGGCGCTGATGTCCGAGGCGGGATAAACGGTCTGGACGCTAACGCCCGGCGTAATCGGGGGCAGCGTGCCTTTGGTCTTGGCAAACAACTGCCACGGGTTCTTGCGCAGGCTGTTGATCTCGTTGTCCGACAGCACTCGGTTCCACCCTGCCACAAGGTCGATCAGCCCGTAGAACACGCATTGGGAGTCGGCCGGATCAGAGCCGATCTGCCGCGACAGCCCGGCGTCGGTCATGTTTTGGTTAGCGCCTGGGAACGTGCCCGTCAGCTTCGTCTCTTCAAACCAGACGGCGTGCGCAGCGCTGTCCTTGGTCTGCGCGTAGAAGTGTGGGCTGCCATCGTTGATTGACGCGGCGCACTGTGGTCGCAGTTGCAGGAGCTGTCCGTCGTCGGTTCGGTAGGTGAACTCGACGTTCGGCCCGGTGGTTGACCCACCGCTGTTGGCCCCGACGGGACCGATCTTGTAGATGTCCCCGCCGACCACGCCTGAGCGCTCACAGTAGATTGCGTCGCCGTTGTTGTCGATCACTTGATTACCGCTAGCTACGCCTGAGAGCGCCCCGTTCGTACCGGCGATGGCGATCAGTGTGGACTGCGCAAGCACTCCCATGAGCGCGCCTGTACCAAGCAGAAGACCTGGGTTGCCGCTATTGGTGCCTGAGCTGACGGTCACACCATCGACGTACAGCGAACCTGTCTTGGTCTTCGTGTATGTCTCGGTGCTGCTCGTTGGGATGAGTCCCAGCGTGCCCGGGTTGCCGCCTGCAACGTCCTTCTGAAACCCGGGCTGGATCAGCATGATCAGCCCCTTACAGATCGGATTGCTCCAATCGGGGTAGGTCAGTGTCCTTGGCGGCAGTCTGCGCGTCTCGCGGGGCATCTCCTGTTCTCCCCGCTTAGGCGTTCTGGCTGCTGACTTCCCGGTAGGAAACGGTGGCCGCGCTTAGCGCCACACCGCAGTCATTGAAAAAGATTAGCTTCTGGAAGTACGGCTGGAAGTTGAAGGCTTGCGAGATCTCGAAGACCTCGGTCGCTACTTGCGAGCTGGTGGTCACTCGGACGACGCCGATCTGGCGAAGCTGGTTCTCGTCCGTCGTCGTGGTACCGGTCTCGGGGCCGCTGCCGTAGGTGGTTCCGTCGAGTGACGGCTTGACGAACACCTTGATCAGTTTGTTGCCGGTCGGCGCACCGTTCGGTGTAACGCTGACGATGACGGAGAGACCTACAGGCTTGTTGGTGCTGACATCCAGAGCGGCGCTGACTGCGTACGTGGCGACAGCCAGTGTCGACAGACCGGTGACGGTCAGCGTCGTGGTCGTCCCTAGTGGCTGGTTGGTGGTCGTCATGATGCGGGTACTTCAGGCCCAGTCCGTCAGGAGTTGATGGCCAGAACGATGTCGGGTTGGCTGAATGTGCCTTCGAAGACCAGGCTGCCTGGTGTCAGGGCGGTTCCGGTGCCGGTTGCGTACAGCGCCTCGCCGCGCCTGGCCGCTCGCTTCCAGAGTGCGAGTAGGGCTGCCTTGGTGGTTGCCGCGGAACTGAACACGTCGTCGAAGAACTGACGTCGGTCGGCGAGGGAGGGGTTCACTCCGTTGGGCGAAAACTGCGCGATGGTTTGCAGCCGCGTCTGGTTTGCGCCTGTGAGGTTGCCCAGTTCTGCGCCGTTAAAGGCGTCTCCGATGTCGTTGATCCTGACATTGGTCTTCCAGACGATGAACGCCCCGGCGGTGTTGTAGAAGTCCACCATTGGCCCCAAGGCCCCAGCCAGACGCGCGGCGACGAACGTCGGGTCGGTCTCAGCGGCGATCGCCGCCTTGAGAGTCAGGTACTGGGCAGGAGTGAGAGCCATGACGCATCCTCGATGTCAAAGTACAAACGCGGTCACGAAGACAGATCCTCGAGACCGCGCCAGGACCAAAGCCAGCCTGCGCCGGCTTCGGATTAGTCTTCGGTGATGGCAGTGGACGTCGCGAGCTGCGGGGTCACACCGGTCGAGACACTCATGTTCGGCGTGACCGTGCCGCTGTAGAAGATCTTGCTGGCGCCGCTCACCGCAGCGCCGACAGAGAAGAAGGTGATCGTGTTGGTGCCCGCGGTGCAAGCCGGGAACGAGATCGTCGCCACCGGGTTGGCAGTCGTCGGCGCCGTGCCGCTGATAGCCCAGCCGCCCGAGGTGCGCGCCACCGTAGCGCGCGCGTAGCCGGTGTAGGTCGCTTCGGACGTCGCCTGCGTGCCGGTCTCGCCAGGGTCGGCGGTGTGCAGCGCGACGAACAGGTTGGTCAGCGGTGCAGTCGCCGCGTTGTCCGCGAGGTTCGCAATCGCAGTGGCGTTGAAAACCAACTTGAGAATGTCGCTTTCGAACGTGTCTGACTTGGACATGCGGATACTCCGGTGAGAACTGTTGAACTATACGGTAACGTCATCGGAAACCACAAGGGCTGCCGACTGCGTCGAGAAAATATGACCGCCTTGCGTGAACTGGATGTCCCACCGCAACTCGCCCGTCGGCCAATTTTGCGTAGGGCCAGAGTCAAGCGTGAAATCACCGACACCAGCGCCGGCAGTTACAACCAGAGTGGAGATCAGTTTGCCGTCAGGTGTGCGCACCTGGCTCTTGATACTGATGCCAAGGCCGGCATACGCGGCCGGAACACCAGTCGAATCCAGATACGTGCACGCGGGGATGAAGGTATCGCCGCGCTTGTGTTGAATCTTCTGCATCAGCCAGTTCCACCGCGCGTCTTGGTCGGCGCTTTCGAGTCGTTGGCCTTCTGACCAGCATTGCCGCCGCTACCGCTTCCGGATCCACCCCCCGCCGGCGCGTTGGAGTACGGGTTCTCGCCGCCGCCGCGCGACTCGCCCTGCGAGAACCGCGTGCCGCTGAGCGGCGCCATGCCAGGAGGCGGCAGGCTGCCAGTCAGGTCGATGCAAGCCTCTTCGTCCGTGAGCAGGCCGAAGCTCAACTGCTCGAGGATCCGGGACTGGCGCTGCGCGAAGAACGCCTCGAGCTCGTCCTTCGGCCGCAGCGCGATCGCGTCGTACTCAAAGGTCACAGCCACGTCGAGCCCGAACAGGCGCACCGCCAGCGTGAAGCCCTTCGAGAGCATCTCATTCAGCTTGCGCCGGATCATGCCGTCTGCCGTCTTCATCGCAAGCAGGGTCTCGCTGCTCGCGACGTTCTGGCTGCCGCTTCCGTGACCGAGCACCGACGGCATCGTCTTGCCACCCGTCGACAGCTTCGCGTTCAGCAACTTCTGCACGCCATCGAACACCTTGTCGGGCGACGCATTGCCCGCACCACTCGACACGATGTAATCGACGAGCAGGAAGTCGTAGTGGATCAGCGCATCTTCCGGCGCAAGGCCGTTGATCACGTTCGCGATGTCTGCCTGCACGCCATTGCGAAACTCGCGCAGCTTTTGCGGATCGTTCAGCACTTCCGGCGGCACCGACGCCTGCAGCTTCTCGGTATCGATCGTGACGTTCAGCCTCGGATGTACCGAGCGCTTGATCACACGACGCATGTCGTTGGTGAAGTCGCTGTCGGCCAGCACAGGCTGAATCGCTGCTTCGAATGGCGACTGCGCGTAGGCCGTGCGCAAATCCTGATCGAGCGAGCAGTAGAGGAACGTGGGGATGTCGAGGTCGATGTACTGCCCGCCGAGCAGCTGCTTGGGCACCACGCTCTTGCCGGCGACGTCCGGATACCAGATCACCTGCGCCACCGCGATCGGCACGAACTTCTGCGGCAGCCGCCCCTTGTCCAGCACCAGCTCCATCCCCATGCCGCCCGTCAGCATCAGATCCTTGCCGAGCTGCTCGCTCAGCGACATGATCGAGTTGACCGTGTTGAAGCCTTCGGTGTAGTCGGGCACCTGGTCCATGCGCTGCAGGATCTGGTACGCAAGTCGGGTGGCGTCCGGGTTGAACGTTCCGTCCGGATTCCAGGCCTTGATCTTGTAGCTCTCCGGAATGCCGATGCGCAGGTTTGCGGCCAGCGCCGCCGAGAGATCCGGAGACGCCGTCGCCAGGTCACGAATCGTGTCGTTGGTGTTGGCGCCGCGGCGCAGTGCCAGGATGTCGCTGTTGCCGAGATTGAGTTCCCGGCGCAGCAGCAGCGCCTGCTCGGACGGCTGCGCATTCGGGTAGACCGAGGGCAGCGACGTCTGCTTGGGCTTGACCTTCGGAGGCGGCTGCGGCGGCAGAGGCCCTGTTCCGCCACCGCTGGTCGGAGCCGCGCCGCCGCTCGCCTTGGCGAGAATCTGGACGGCTCGGTCGTAACTGCTCATCGCCGGGATTGTGCCTGCTGCCTCTCCGGCTGTCACATGGTTTTGTTCTTGAACGTCGAGATCAGCGAGTCGTATGGCGCACGACCCTGCACCATACCCCTCAATCGCGTCGCAGTCGCGAGGTATAGAAGCGCGTGCATGAAGTGATCCTGCCCAGCCTCTGATTTCACCCACACGAACTCGATCTCACCATCCTTATTGACGATCGCCTGTCGCTTCATGTCCAGCATGTGCGTGATGAGCAGCTCTTTCTCAGGCATGTCGACGAATACAGCCTCTCGCCGCAGGATTCCAGCCACCAGCTCATCGAGCGCAACGTTGCGGTTGATCATCACCGATTTGATCGGCAACTTTCCGATCAGGTTGTCTTCGACCTGTTCCTTGATTGAGTAAGTCGCCAGGTTCTTTGATCGGTGATACACGCCACCGAACAGATTCGGATCCCGCTTTTGCAACCGCATCACGATGTCGGTATACGGTAGGGCATCCATCACACAAATCAGCACTCTGAACTGCGCCGCAAGCTGCGCTCTACGCACTTCGAATTCTGCGAGCGGCACACGCTCGTAGTGCAGCACGAGCAGAACGTCATTCGAGTCTCTATTCCCGACCACGATATGGCACACCGCGCCCATATCGCAGCCCATGTAGTTTCCCGAGAACACTTGCGTACCTGCAGCCACGAATAGCTGCCTGAGAAACCCATCGGTCAGACTTTCTGTAGCATCTTCGTACGGCAACCCGAGGTTGAAGTTGACGAAGTCGGCTATCCGCTCGTATTTCGTCGACTTCTCTACGAGAAATGGTATCGAGATGATGTTGGGGGCATCAAACGGCGAAATCGCGTAGCCTGCTGGTGAGTAGTTCTCATTCGGGTTTTCGAGAACCCACTCTCGGTTTGCATAGCCCAAATCCGGTACTGCCTGGCAGTGAGGGCAATGCAAGGCCGCTTCGCGCCACCTCGTAAGGTGGATATTGTGCTTCGTGACGTCTTTAACGTTGTGTTCCCAGCCCGGAATTCGCACGTGTTGGTAGTAATCCGGCAAAAACCAGTCACTGCAGTGATTGCAACGCGCCATATTGAAGTGTCTGCGACTGCGGTCGAATCGGGCGCTAATACCACGCCCCGGAAGAGTCGGAGTCGAGAACTCGCGTCGTAGCTTGTACTTGCTGTGGGTGAGGCGGGACTCATAGCTGGTAAGCACCTCCATGTTGCTGAAATCCACCTCATCGTGCACTAATAGGTCCGCAGGCGTGGAAATCGCCTGATTCTGGCCAAAAGTACCGTTGAAATAGAGGAAACTGCGCCCGAATTGCTTGATTTCGCTCGAATCCACGTCATTCGAGAGCGAAAACTTCAGGTCTTCGCTGTCATTGATGATCGGATCCACTCTAGTTTTGACGATTTTCTCGACCAATTTCGACGTTGGCAGCGTGTAGATAGCCGTAGTGCCGTCGATGATGCGAAGAATCGCGAGTGTTTCTCTGAATGTCAGCTCGGTCAACCCGACCTGAGAGCACTTACGAACCACCTTCTCAGGGCTCTGATCCTTGAGAATCGCCTCCTGATACTCGTGATCGCGGAAGGAAAAGGGTATTCCGTTCAGCTTTGTGTTGCGCTGAATCCATCCGCTGATGTTGCCCAGCGAGTACGTGCGTTGAATGCCCGACCGCAGTCGAGCGATGTGCTCAGCGAACATCCATCTCTGTCTCGTAGCGGCGCAAGAATTCGTCCTGCACCTCTGGCGCAAGGTCGCGCAGGATCGAGATCGTGATCGCCTCGAGTCTCTTCAGGCGTTCGGCGTTGTAGAGCTGCAGCTGCTGCTCTGCCAGGCTCTTCAGCAGGTTGTTCAGCGAGTTCGCTACCTGCGCCTTCTGGTTCACTGGCGTCTTGCTGTCGCGGATCACCTTGCCCAGCAGCCTCTTGGTCCTGTGGAACAGGTGCAAGGTCTCGCTGAGCAGGTCGATCTGCAGGAACCCTCCGGCCGGCAGCGGCTCGTCGTCGATGTCGACGTCTTCGTCGACGCGGTCGTCGTCTTCTGGCGGCGGCACATTCCCGATCGGCGGCACGGCAGCGCCGCGGCGCAGGCCCAGGTTGGGGATCTGCAGGGCTTCTCTCAGCAAGCCCTTCATGGCTTCGCCGCCGGCGCCGTGTCCGACTGCGGCCGCGAGCTCGCGAACCTGCTGGTCGTCAGTTGACTCTTGGGACATACACCTTCACCACGATTGCTCGAGAAACGCTCTGGTATAGCGACAGGTCGATCAATACCTGCTCTCTGATATGTCCCGACGGCCCCGCTGTCCAGAACTCCCAGTCTTCGAACAGCACGGCTGTGAAGTAGTGCGCGACGCCCTGTGCGTCGGGGTTGTGGCTTACTTCTTCAATTTGCATACGTACCGATACAGCGTTCTGATACTGCAGTGTGCCTCTTTGGCCGCGGATTCAAGCCCTCGTCTACCCGATACCACCTGCTTTGCCAGCTTGATTCGAAACGCTTTTCTCGTCTCGAATAGCTTGTGCGTCTGGATTCGCTGCGCGCACACAGGACCAGGTGGCAGCTTGGGCGTGTTCCTGCTCAGGTAGGTAGGCGAGACGCCCAGCTGCTCTGCAAGGGCTGTTTTGGTGATCTTGCGCTGCTTCAGCGCCTTGAGCTGCGACGCCGTCAGGTTCATGGACGGCGATTATGGCATGTGAGTGGTCACAAACAACGACGCCCGCGGGAAGCGGGCGTTGAGGCCCCGGCTGTTTTCGCCCGCGTGTGTCTCTGTGTCAGAGACGACGTCGCAGTCGGGGCTGAAGATTGTTACACAAATTTCAGAAAAATTTTTGGAAGGCGATCGGACCTGGAGGCGCCACGGCGCCGACCCCTCCCGCACAGTGTACCCGTCGACCCCCTCCCCCGACACCGACCGAGCCGGGGAAGTGAGCACTAACTTACAGTTGACATAACGTCCGTTGTCGCGGCAGCACGCTTCGACACTGCCTCGGCACGAACTGTGCCAGGGTCTATGTTAGTGCCTGCTACTGTAAATACATACAGTACTGGGAAGGGCACGCATCGGGGCTAGGAGCGTGCCGACCCGTCGCCCACACGCTCCCATGAAAAACTCTTTTTGACGCAGCCTGCGAGGTTTGTCTCATTTACACCACACGTTATCCACAGGTTATCCCCACGGGCTACGTGAAAGTTGTGCACAGGATACTAACAGAGTCGGGGTATATAGAAGCGGCGGCTTATGATGTCTCTGTCTGTAGTTTTGTGGTTTTTCGTGGTCAGGAAAGAGCACGCAGTACCGCAATGCCCTACATTAATGACATGGATACCGCATCGCACCTCGCCCTAGTGGCCCACTCCGAGCGCAACGCACGAGAGCGCATTGCGCTCGCATCGTTCGCTCGTCCCTCACCCCTGCGTCGTCGCACTGGCATCCTCGCCATGCTGCGCCGCATCATCGGAGCGTAAGCACCATGACACCTATCCTCGTGACCCTTGCCCTAGAGGCATGCATCTACGTCTTACATAGGTTGGCGCTGCGGTAAGCACTCACTAACTTAGTGCTTACCGCAGGGTCACCCTGCGCCGTTGACCGGTCGGACACTGGTCGCCTTAGAAGGAAATGTCATGATGTCGAAGAATCAAACCCTCGTCACTGTCACCGCACTCGCCGGCGACAAGGAATCGTCACTCGTCGCCGCTTTCAGCGATCTGCAAAAGGCGATTTTCATGTTCGTCAAGTCTGGCACGCGTAACGCGCTGGAAGATACGCGCGCCGACTTGCAATGCATGAAAGGCAAGCGAGCCGCCGCAGTGCTGGCGTGCGTCGAGTCGGCCTATGCGGCCGCGAACGTCGAATTCGCACAGTGCCCACGCGGCAACCCTGACGCCGAAGCGATCGCCGCCGCGATCGCGCTGGACGCGCGTTGCGAATTCGAAGCGGCCGAAGCGGCCGCGACCGATGCCCGCAAGGCGAAAGCGGCCGCGACGAAAGCGGCGGTCGCGCATGCGAAAAAGGACGCGGAACGCGCGCTGAAGACTGCGGCAAAGAGTGTCGAGCCGCTTGCCCGGGCGTTGACGCTCGCCGATGCGCTCGATCTGATCGCGTCGGCATGCGTCGCCGGTGACCAGCAGGCTATCAGCGGAGTCATGGCGTGCGTGCGGCTGTTCGCTGATGTGTCGGACGCCGTGACGGCGTAACGGCCCGCCTAGCCCTCTAGCGGCAACGCTAGAGGGCTAGGCACTGCGCGCACAGTGCGCAGTGCCTAGCCCCTTAAAACGACGCAAGCCCGGTCGAATAGCTAACCTGCTGATAGGCGGACGCCTAGGCGCACACAGTGCCCCTACGCTGACCCTAGAAGCTGGCGATCCTTAACAACGTGCCGACAGAATCGCGCCCTTAGACTGCGGCGCCGTCCTGACCCTTCCCCTACGCTGATAGGGTGACGCCTAGGCGCACAGAGTGCCCCTACGCTGAACCCGTGACGCCTAGGCTGATCGAGTCACAGACTGCGCCCCACGCCTAGCGGTTAGCACTGTCGGACAACGCCTAGCCCGGTATCGTCTACCGGTGCGAGTCTGCTAGTGCCAGCGATGCCGCAGCGCATCGAACCCTAGTAGGCGACAGACTCCAATCCGCTCCTAATGCTTGCCCGCAGTGGCAAGGCTAGTGCGAGCGTGTAGGGGCATCCTCCGGCCTACAGCGTCCAGCGTCTGCACAGTCCCGCCAATCCATCGGCAGGCAGAAAAGACGAGTCACGGTGTCGGTCGCGCATGCATCCAAACCCTATACCGCACCCCTATCGATAGGCGATAGCGTTTTCGTCCGGATTGCAGTCTGTAGCAGTACAAAGCCCGGCGGTAAAACACTTCGCCGAGCCTGCACCTAGCCCCCTATGCCATCGGAATCGAACCCGGTCTAAGCATGGTGCTAGGTGCGCTGCCGCACGCCTCGACGGCGTGTTTGACGCGCATTTCGGCCCTTTTCGAGCCTCGCGTCGAAATTATGTCAACTCACCAAAGGATCCCATCATGACTCGTCAAACCACCCCCGGCGCGATCTCGAGCTACGCCCCGCCGATCGTCAAGCACCAACCCCGCGACCGCTCGCATTCCGTGCGCCAGGCGCCGAGCCACCTGGGCATCGGCCGCCCCGCGCAATCGAAGGCAGGTCAATCGTGAGCGCCTCGTTCGTCCTGCTCTGCTGGCTCGGCCTGGCCTTCGTGCTAAGCCTGTGTTTCGCGTTCGCAAGCCGCTAGAGCTCGTACGCATGGGCACCTGTGCCCATGCTTTTGCGCTCCCGCAAAACTTGACCACCTACCTCTTTTTACTCATTTCATATAGAGATACGTGTAAGGTGTAGTCAGGTCTAGTTGGGAATTTGTGGGGTGAAGTTGCGCGCTCCAGCGACCCCCCTTCGGGTAGCAAAACGGGTTGTGCCTTGCGTGCTCGGCGAAATCGCGTTTGCAAAAGAGAGCGTCGGGTGTCCTGGACCCCCGGAGCAAATTTGAAGGCGAAAAGCGCGCCTTCCCCGCCCGTTTCTGCCTTACCAGACCTGACACGCCGAAGACAGCCTAAATAAACTTGACTTTCAACATCAGGTGATACATTCTCCCCTCCGCTGAAAGTCAAGTTTATTTTCAAAATCGTGGCATAACCTGGGATTTAGTGGATGAAACCTGTCATTTTCAACCGTCGCGTGTACCTGATGAGCGACCGCTCGTGGCGCCTGTTGCTCGTGAGCCTCGCCGCTGGCGAGCCTGCCGACGACCTGGAGGAACGCTTCGGCGCGCGCTTCGTGGCCGGCCCTTGCCTCGACGTCGGCAGCCTTGACGCCGGTGACGCCAGAGCCTTGCTCGACCCTGCGTCCGCAGCTGCGCTCGACGTGGACCCGAGCGCACCACCGACGCCACCTCAGCCGCGACGCCTCTACAAACCCTTGCGCACATCAGACAAGCTCAAGCCCAAGGCCAAGCGAGCACCTGCGCAAGCGCTCGTGACTCACGCAATCGCGCAGCTGATGGCGATCGGCTATCGCGTCACACTGCAAGGCAGGCACTACACCGTGTTTGACCCCGACGGCAACCGTGTGTTCGCCAGCAACAGCGAAGGCCTGACAACAACTACGCTCGACTCGCGCATGCTTGTCGATTTTGCGAAAGAGAGGCTGTGATGCACAAGACCACTCTTCGCCTGATTGCCAACGCTGCGCGCGAAATGATGCACAGCGCGAACATCGAAAAATGCCCTAACGACCAAGGCAGGCTTGTGCTGACTGCTTATGTGCGCGCCGGCTATGAGGGCGTGTACTGGGGGCTGGATCTGCCAGAGACGCAGCAGTACAAGCTAGAGATACGTGTCGAACTCGCCCTGATGGGCTTCGATTGGAAGGAGTAGCCATGCCCAAGAACATTCGCGAGTGGGTCACGCTGATCGCGTTAGCGATCGGCATCGCTGCCGCTATCGCAGACGTGCGGCCGCTGGCCGCGTTCTGCTTCCTCGTCACCATCGTGTTCGGCATCGCAGCCGCGAAGATCACCCGCAACGTCAACCGCTACAGGCTGTAGCACTCATCAAAGGAGCCCACCATGTACAGCGACACCAACTTCGCATCCAAAAAAGCGCTACGGGAAGCGCTTGCCGCGGGCAAACAGATCACCTGCCACAGCCCGGGCCCGTGGCCTTGCCCCGACAGCGGCTGGATCAGCCTCGAAGGGCCCCACT